TCAACTTAATCAGTAATCACAGAGCGACGGTCTTGAGCATTCAACCGTAGGTGTGTATGTGTTTCTTCTAACTATCGTAGGTTAAATTTCCTTAGCCTTAGTCTTGTAAACAATCATACCTTTTAAAAAGGTACTAGGTTAAACCCAATGCGTGTTTACCCACATCTAATTCTAACTCTGTTGCCCTACGAAGAGCTTGACCATTAGAAATGTGGTATTCTATCTGACTACCACGCTCTGGTCCATCAACAATAATACTGGTTTGTGTTAATTCTATCACTTCTGTGTCCTCTCTTCCTTACTATTAAATGGCATCAATCAGAGATTATTTCTACCCTGTTTCTCATTCTTTTCAGCTTCACAAAGAATATCATAAGGCAAAGGCATGCACAACTCATTGTAGTATCTGATGATTTGAAATACTCTACCATATAGAACAGTAATAAATCTACCAGTTCTCAAATTGTATATTTTGATTGTGCCATCACTATACACCTCATGAACTTCCAATCCATTAGGGTGATTCTTGTCTACTACAAAAGCACAGTGTAGTTTAATATCTTTATGCATTTCCTTTAATCTATCACTACGTTCAGCATAGTGTTTTGTTAATTCTTCTCCAAGTTGTGGCCCATCATAAACTCGTAATACTCTAAAATATTTTTCCATATCAATACCTCTACCAATATTATACTAGAAAAGAAAAAGAAGTCAACCATCAAAAGTCAACTTCTTGCTTAAAACTCCAGTTTTTTACTTCCTTATTCTGAATAAAGGTTTCATCGTGCATAATTTCCTCGATAATACTGTTCACATCTCTACCATCTCTTAAACCATGTAAGATAGTTCTCTTAATTGTAGGAGAGAAATATAAGTATTCAACATCTACTAAATATTTATCGGATTGGGGAATTAAATGCTGAGATACGATACATCTCATATTTGCAATTAAATCATACGTCAAATCAGCAGAATTATCTAAGTGATACAATAATCTTCTTAGTGTACCTGCTACATCATCTGCGTGGAAAGTAGTCATGGTTAAGTGTCCTGTTCTACTTGCTTCAATTGTAGATGAAATAGATTCTCTATCTCTGATTTCTCCTACTAGAATACAATTAGGGTGTTCACGAAGAGATAATTTAATACCATCTGCGAAATTTCTAAAATCCTCTCCCATTTCCTTTTGTGTAATCTTAAAGGATTCAGTACAATGGAAAGAATACTCAACTGGGTCCTCCATAGTAACCCACACTGTATTATCTAGTATTCGTCCTTTTTGAGAGAAGGTGTTGATGCAAGCCGCCATTGTGCTGGATTTTCCTGAACCAGTTTTCGCAGAAAAAATAATGATACCAGATTTTTCCTTTAATGACTTTTCCAACATTTCGGCACACTGTTTCGGATAGTTAATCGTATCAAAAGTAATCAGCTTAGGTTTAATCATTCTAAAAGTCGCAATATTCTTAGTTTCAGAAAAACCCAAAGCACATCTATAACGATACTTAGATACCATATCTGCTAACATTTTCTCTTCTGGAATATATATCTCTACAGATAAATCTAATTGTTTATTATGCACATAGGTATCATTTCTTTCATTGGATACATATAACTCTGCAAATTTACTCCAAATATCTTTTGAAGTAGGTGTACATGGAACTCTATAGATATTTCCATATCGAGATAAGAAAGGTTGCTCAGTAACCTTAATATATAAGTCAGAACAATCATGTTGAGTCGCAAAGATTAACAATTCTTCAATACTTGCACTTCTCTTATTAAACGTTCTTTTTAACTCATCCTCAAAAGGAATTATAAATTTAATAGCCAAAGTTATTCTCTCCCAATCTTGCAAGTGCTTGTGTCTTTGTTAACCCTTCTTCTAACTGTGCCTCTAATAACATTGCATTAAGTGTATCATAATCATACATCTCTGCTAAAGTTACTCCATACATTGCTTCTTCTGAACGTGCATCACTTGGTGAATATAAACCAATCGTATTTCTCATGAAATTTTCCTCCTAAATGTTCTTTAAACTTCTTCATCAACCCATGTTATGATTGAACCGTCTGAACAAACATATCCGAGACTCTTATCAACTTGTTCTCTCATTGCTTCTTCTAGGTAGTTCACATCAATTAAGTCCACCAGATAAAGAGTAGAAAATACCTTAGTTTCAATTCTATTAATCGCTCTAGGATAAATAATGCTTTCTACCCAATCTAACTGGTTAAGATAATAATTGATTACTTTCTCATTTATAATATTCGGATATGATGCTACCACTTCTTCTGCAAGGTCTTTACCTATCAACTCTTGCAATTCCTCAAAACTTTTAGCGATTTCCATTACAATTCTCCCTATTCAAACCCAATAAATTAATCAGTTGAACAAATGCAGTTGCCCTAAATCCATCGGTGAACAACTCAACTTCTTTATCAACATCGACAATACAATTATTATAGAAAACTTCAAAGTGACCTTCTGCTAGTTCGTCAATCTCTATGTGGAAATCTTCCTCATCAATTTCAATATTGATGTCTTTGACGAACTGGATGAACTCTTTTTCAAACTCATCCCATAGTGCAAGAGATAGCTTTGAAATTACCTCATTTGCATCAGTTACATCTCTAAAACCTATTGACTGTGCATTAACATCAATAGCAAACAATCTATCACACAGTCTATCAACTAATTTTTCCTGGGCTACAGTGTACCCAAGCAACTTACAAAACAAACCACTACCGCTCATATCTATTCTCCTAACACTTCTAAAAATTCTTTCATATAAGGCAATAACTTCGCCCAACTAATGAAGTTTTCAAACTCACTTTCATCCCTACCTGACCACTCGTTTAACTTATGGTTCTTTCTTTGATGAACCATGTTTAAGATATTTTCATAGTTCATTGTTACTGTTCTAGTTTGGCAATACCCTGATGGTAACCATCTAATCAACTCTTTCCAATATCTCTTATCCTTTGTTTCTAAGTACTTCTGTCTTAGTTGTTCTAAGTAAGAGATAATTCCATTTACTTCTCCGCCCTCAAATTCAATATCTTCAAAATCATCTAACTCAAAATCTTCCAATGTAATTGGCTTACTTGTTAATTTATGCATTGTTGAAGTTGAGTTAGCAGTAGTACCAACCTTATAAGTGTCGTACTCCTTCCACCAGTAGAGTGGTGCAGTTATATCTACTGAAACAAATATCTGTCGTAAGAATTTTCTATGTTCTGAACCACCTCTGATTAGAGCCTTACACAACTTTAAGTCATTCTCCCCCAATTTAACTTCTGGTTCAAATGTGGAATCTATTCTAGACCAGCTATTCTTCGGATTTCGCATGCCTCTAATAGCATGTTTAAATCCCCAAACTTCTGTGTTGTTAAATCTCATAATTAGAAAATACCCCATTATGGTAGATTATGCCTTTATTACGTCCAACCATTTCTACTCTTGTTGGGAATGACAATCGTAGTTCCTTTGGAACTTGTTCTACATCTTGGCAAGTTTGAATCAAACTTTGATTCACTCTTCCTCCTGTGTATGCGATAAGATTCAAACTTTCGTTTAAAGCATTTTCTGCTGTGAAACACTCCACCATTGCAAGAATAGTTTGAGTAGGATAATATTCACCCTTAAAAAACTCTACATTTTTAACATACTTATATAAATTATCTGCTAAAACATATTTATACCCATCATCTGTTTCAACTTTAACAATGTCGTCAGCCATATATTCAATATCTTGAAACTTAAACTTTCTGACTAATGTTCCAACACACTCATCAATGCTGTTTACATTACATTCTCTGATAAGGGAATTTCGATACTCAGATTGGTCTGTTAATACTCCTAAAACTTCATCTATTGTATCTTCTGACGACTCTTCGCTATAAGCAGTAGTAGATTGATTCTCTCTGAATAAAAACTCAACATCTGCCATCTCAGCTTCATGACCATCTAAATAGAAAATACACTTTTTTTGTCATGAATTTTCCTTAAAAGATGTTTTACTAGTTTCTCCTTCTGTAGTTCAACCTTACCACTAATTAGAATGTTACCACTGCTTAAATTTAAATCCATTCTTTTTCCTCCTTAGAATATTCTCAATTCTTCGCAAATTTCTTCCATCACTTTATCAATAGAAGTTTCACCACTTACCCATTCATTGATGATACCCCCATTCATTTCGTTACCATCATATCGAATAATGAAATCTACATCATCGTACATGACTGTTTCAGTGATTTCTAATCCATCAATATCAAAATCTTCTGGCTCTGTTTCATCATACCATTGATTTACAGCTTTCAAGAACTCCTCTTTGATAATTCTTAACATTGGCTTGCAAATTTCTGAAAAAGTACTATCTAAACCTAAGATTTCAATTTCTGGGTATTCTTTTCCTAGTTTATCTAAATCACTCATTAAGGACCTTACAATCTGTTCTTCTTTTTCTGAAAGTCCAAATAATACACTTAATTTACTACTCATCTTCTACCTCGATTCCAAATTCCTTTAACAATTCCTTAAAAGCCTTTTCAGAATCTCCCACAACGTAAGTATCAATACATCCATCTGATGCATATTCATTATCATAGCTAATTTCATAGTCACTTGCTAGACAATTTGTACGAATATCAATCTGAAAATTATCTAAATCAAAATCAATATCGTTAGTGATGACATACTCTGAAAAATCACTTTCAAAAGCATTTCTAATTTCATCCATCAATGAAAAGATAATCTCATTTGTATTCGTTACATCAACATCTGACATATCAGGATACTCAATACCCAATGTATCTAAATCATCTAGCAAACCATTAATAAAGCTTTCATCATCACTACCAATACAAAACAATTTACCTAACTTGCTCATTGTACTGCCCACAACCTTTCTTCATTGTAATAGTCTAAAGCATCACATCCGTTGTAGTAGCAATACTCCAACTTCTTCAATTTCCTTACATCTACTTCAATCCCAAACTTAATTAATAGCTCAGAGAACTGTTTTCCCCAATGTTCTCTTTCTTCATTAGGAAGGTGGTATTCTTTGCACCACTCACCAGAACCACCTTGCTCTGATATAGTATATTCTAGAAAGAACTGATTCTCAATGTTGGATTCCATTGGTGAAATCTCGAACCCACTGTTCTCATCCAAACTATTATATATCTTATCCCACAAATCATTATCATCTGTTAAAGGATATACAATTACTTTTCTACTCCAATATCTACTCATATCTATATTATACTCCTTTAGATTAAAAAAGTTAATTAAATGGTTTCTCCGATTGCGGGGCTAAAGATACCATCTGTACCATCTCCAACATTAGCACCACTATTCATTTGTGTACTTAAAGCCATTCTAAGACTGGCAAAGTGGTGATAGTTCAATGGTCTACACTTTACATAACTATTCCAGTAATCCTGAGCCTGGTGAAGAGATTTAATCACGATAATATCTCTATCATTTAAAGAATGAATAATCTTACTCGTATTCTTCTTTAGTTCATCTAGTGTTACACCTGTAACTAAGATAGTTACTTCAAACTCACACATGGTTTCTCCATTATTAATGTCTCTTAGACCTCTTGTAGCGAGTTCAATCGTAGAGAATGTATCTTCATTATCCTCTATTTCTGCACCACTATCTGTAGAATCCTTAGCTTCATATCTTGCAAAGGCTCTTTCTCTCTTTAACTTGATAGCCGCCTTATCTTTCTTCAATGTATTCCCTGAGATAATACAGTTAGGAAAGTTCATAGGGAAATTAGAGTTCTCAATCACTAATGGGAACTGTTTGATTTGTAATACAGTAGCGTAAGTATCCTGTACAGGTAAACCAAAAATATCAACCCCAGTATTATGTAAGATGAAATAACCAAATCTATCTTCATAGATGTTAGTCAAACTACCTAAGATAGACTCAAAGTTCTCATCATTAAAGACAGAAATCTTATCATAAGAGAGTTCATAGTTAGGATATATCTTACTAGCCAAAGTATAGAATAATAATTCTCTGCTTGCTCTTAGACACTTATGACGAATAGCATTATAGATATTCTCTTCAATATCTAATACCTTTCTTTCATCTAGATTGATATTCCCAATACTGGTCATCTTATCAATCACTTGTTTCCAAACTTCCTTTAAGGCATCCTTTAATGTATAGGATTCAATATCAGAGAACTCATTCTGTTGAATATCTACACTTAAAAGACAAAAGCTCTGAATATCCTCTTTTACATTACTAAACTCTGGTGGCATACTTGCATCTGGAATATACATCTTAATGGTCTCTAATAGGTTGGTACGTACATCCTTAGCCTTAATGACCTTATCAATCCTCTCAATCGTAAAGGTAATACCATTTCTTTGAGAAGAAAGAGAAGCTAATAAACTATTTAAGTCATCTATATTGCTCTCTATAACAGACTTACTGGCTACAGAGTAATTTACAGCAGGAAGAATATAATAGGCTGATATAACTCCATTATTATATAAGATATTATCTCCTACTAACTGTATTTGATTCTGTTTTAAATTTGCAATTCCCTTACTCATCAAACCTCACTCCTCACTATGGTATCTACTAAAATATTATCCTTTACAAACATGTGTTCTTTTAAATCTTGGTTTGTGGTAATAATAGTTTTTTTAGAAAAATAAGCTCTTAAATATTCTCCTAACTTATAATTCTGCACTTCCACAAAGTTCATACTAATACCTATCATACCACCAAGTGTTAGCCAGAACAGAATGTATATCATACCTAAAGTTGTATCTAAAGTATAAAGATTCAAATGAGTTATCTTACTAAGAAGAAAACCTATCAGTGAAGATACAATTGGATATAATACTATCGTTACCTGACTAACTGTATATCCATTAGGGAAAGAGATTCCCATAATAGAATATAACTTATGTTCTCGTTTTACACAACGAGTATAATTAATCAATCTCATTTTACTAAACGTTATCCTTTCTATTGCTACAGAGCTACGAGTGAAAAAGATTCTTCGTGAGAAATACACTCACTTGAACTTTTATCACTGAGATTATCTCAGTCGCTATCGCTTTGTGAGAAATCTCCCTTTTCTTTTTAATCTCGTAAACTAAGACTCTCTCTCTTTGATTCCTAAAGTTAGAGTATTCCAAATTATAAATACAGTCTATCTTAAGTCATAGTTCTACTCCACAAAACTTATATCTCGATTCTAACTTAAAAAGACAATAATTTTTATTTCTAAAAACTTATGACTAGATACTAAAAACATCATCTATTATTCTTATATGGACCAATAGTAGTCACATGTTAAAACTAAGCGAATTATACTTATTTTTTGATAATTGTTTCATAGATTATCTTCATAAATTAAAATAAGTCCTTTACATATTTTGCTCTTGGCTTTCTTCTTTTAACATAGTTATAGCCAACCTTATACATATTATTATCGTGTAGGTACATTTGCTCTGCGAAATAGAATGGTTGGTTATATTCTTCCATTATCTTTTCAATTTCTTTTTTAATCTTTTCTTGTTTTGCAAGCATCTTGTCACATTTTGCCTTAACCTTTTCAGGGGAATAATCTCTCTGTTGTAGGTATGCAATCCACTGATGGTACTTTTTCTTTGTCTTTTCAGCACATCTTAACCATATTTCTTCATATGCTTCTTGCCCAATATCGCCTGCAATTAATTCTTCATCGTAGATGTTATATACTTTATATCCCATGTTTGTTAATTCATCAATCATATAGATGTGATGAACACTTTCCCAAACAAATATCTCGTTTCTAAACAGGTCACTGTGACAATAGTCGATTAATGTCTGTTTATATGTTTGATAGAACTCAAGATAATCCTCATATGTTGGGTCACAATCCCCTGTTAGTTGATAAATAAGGTATGTTATTACTTTATGACATCCCAAATAAGAAGGTTTGAAAGTAATGCCATACTTAGCAAACATATAGTTGTCTAAGTGGACATACTCTTTTTGAAGTTTCTTACAGGTATTAAATTCTTGAATTGCTCCACAAGTCCTAGCCATATAAGTAACACCATAATCTCTCATATAAACTGGCATTGATGTTGTTTTGAATTTCTTTCTGAACACACCATCTGTAGTTAGTTCCTCTGCAAAATAGGGGTTACAGTTATATTTATCTGCTACTTGCTCAATTAATAGTTTATAAACATCCACATTAAACGATTCTGGCTTATCATTAACTAAGAAACGTGCAGTTCTAATGATACTAGCATTACTGTCAAATGTTTGTAGATTTGATAGGTTTGTTTTCGTTAACTCCTCTAATTCCTTAACTCTTTCTGAAAAAACACTTGATGTATTACACACCTTATTTGACATGCGCATACGACCCTCGTTTAGCCAACCATTACATTCAAGTTCTTGATTATTGTTTGAGTACTTCTCAGCCATCTCAATGACATCCTCAAACAATCCACTCTCTACCATTTCTTTACACTTTTTAGCATTTGCTTTTTCTGAGTTTCTTGGTGCGTGCATACGTAACAGTAGGTTTGCTCTTTCGCAAATTTCTTTTCCAAAATTAATGTACTCCACTTTTGGTTGTTTGCCACTCTTAACCAGTTTTCCTTTGTTATAGGAGTCAATGACTTCGTGGTTGTACTCTTCGATTTCACTTTCTGGTGCAATTCTTTCATAAACATTATACCAATGAATAGATTTATTGCTCTTAACCTTATCCTTAATACGAATAAGGCCTTTATCACAAAAATTCTTTAGTTCTCGCAATACATTTGTCTTACTATTAGCACCACATGTTTTTGCAATATCATATATTGGTAATACGATAGATTCTTTATTAGAACAGAAAATTCTGCACACAATGAGTGTGTTAATGTCCATTCTTCTAGCACCATATCCAATCGCTTTTCCAAAATTTAGCTGTGTATCTAAATCCTTTTTACTCATATTTTATATCTCCCCTTTGTAGGGGAGTGTGTTCCCCTAATAACCCATAGTCTTGTTAAATAAAATTCTATCTCTTACTGCTTTCACTGCATCTTTTTCGTTAAGACCGCAGTTTAGAGAATAGTCATATACTGCATAAACTAATCCCTTGCCAGCTCTTCTGATTACGGTTGTACCATAACGTTTTAGTTCTTCATCTATTGCCCATTGAGGATATTTACGGTCATACTCATTTTCATCCCCCATAAACAGTAATGCAAGATTTGCTGTCATGTTGTCAATCTCTGGTAGTGTTTGTTTCTTTTTCTTATTCATTTCCATTCTCCTTTGTGAGATATTAAGTTCTCTTTCTTTTATTAAATGGCACTCTACTCATTTAAAGTCAAACAGTTTCTTGGAACGCTCTACGGTTGTGCCTTTCCGAAGTATAGTTAATGTCAGTACTCATGACAATAGTAGTTCACTACAACTAAGTTTTGTTGTCAATACGAGCGGTGCCATAACATATTATACAACAACTAAACAAAGGTTGTCAATACCCTGTCCCTTACAGTTAAATAGCACAATTTGAATACATTGCTATTTAAAAGACACGGACTATAGACTAACAAGAAACATATTAATGTCTCCGTTCTTCCTTTCCAGAATTTTCCTCATATTTAATTGATTTGAGATAGATGTAGTACTACTTAATATGGCATCGAGTTGGGATTGAACCAGCATTTAACGTGTCTAGCGTTGTTCTACCAATTGAACTACCGATGCAAATGAAAAGAGAGGAGAAACCCCCCTCTTATATTATTGTCCAGGAATGACATAATAATCTGGCATCCAACTACCAATACTTTGAGTAGTTACACCAACACTCTCATTCATTGCCTGTACTGTTCCACCGCCACCTGTGGCAATGGCTACATGTGAATCATTGTTATAGAAGTATAAAGCACCTGAAGGAGCGTTCCATACGTCATAACGATGTGTTCCTAAGTTTCTCTGGTCATAAGTCGTTCTAGCACCAATACCATAACAATATTGTACTAAGCCAGAACAGTCAAATCCACCATTAGCAGGATTATTACTTCCCCAGATATACGAATATCCAACAAAGGATAATGCTCTATCTACAGCCTCATTTCCTGTTGCAGTAGGAACAAAAGGAATAGGATTATAAGAACTTCTTTGTACGATAGACTGTTGTCTTAGTTGTTCTTGTCTTTCCTGTTCTAATCTTTCTTGTTCTGCTTGTTCTGCCAAGATTCTCTCTTGTTCTTGCTTTTCAATTACTTCTGGATGGGTCTGAACACTTACTTGTAGTGTTTTCTCTGTTACAGTACCTTTTAAATCTGTTACACGATAGGTTACAGTATATTCTCCATCTACAGCAGTGTTGACATCAGATTTAACTTCCAAAGCAGGTAAGATATTATTATCAGAGTTGATATAAGAGATATAATTAGATGGATTAAATGTATCTCCATTATTTACAATAACTCTATCTCTCTTTAACTTGATTACTGGTTCATTATCTACTAATTTAATCATAATATTCTTAGTTTCAAATGGAAGTAAACTCTTATCTGTAGAATCTCCCTTATAGATTTCTACCTTTACTGTTTGGATTGTTTCATCTGTTAAATCAGAGTACTTAATAGATACTTTACTCTTTTCTTCTGGAGTCATGCCTTTTGTAACATACTCTTTTAATTGGTCAGATATATCTCTTTGTCTGCTGATTTCTACTGTACTATCTATCTCAGTAGTATTTGTCTTAGGTTCTTCTGCAAATACCTTTGTGGTAGATATACTTCCCATCAGTAATAAAGAGATACTAATATTTCTCATTAACCTATTCAATAAAGATTCCCTCAATTCTAGAAGTTAGTTTAAAGACTTACTCCACGGTCAAATATTGAAAAGGAGGAAGTTATCCTCCCTAAATCTCATCGTACTTTCCAAGTGCTATTTTAGATTTCATTGTGGTTGGTTCAAAGCCATCACTATCAATCAATCTTTCTAACGTCTGATTATTATGTCTGTACATCCAAGAACCAAACAAATCAGGACTATCAAGCATAGAAGTCATTAAGGAAGTAAATTCCCACTTCGTCTTTCCTTTACGTAATCTAGAAAGAAGAATGACTTCATAATGTCTGCTTTCAATCTTCTCTTCCCAACCGATTTCATCAATGATACTCTGAATAGAATCAATTACACCTGTATACTCCTTACTCTTAGGTAACTTTCTCTCTAAGATAAGGTTAAATGGTGCTTTCGCTCCCTTATTCATACTATCTAACGATGCCTGGGTAGCCTTTTCACATACCATTAAACAAGAGAAAAGACCAATATTTCTAGGAATAAATGTAGTATCATGGTTTCTTCTATACAATCCTGCACACTTCTTACAGAAATGCTGATGATTTTCTTCATCTTCTTGACAAGTCATATAAGTTCTTACATGAATAACAGATAGATTAGATGTTTTCTTTAAAAAATCAGAGTAATCTTCTGTATAATCATCTAACTCAGTAACAAAGTGATTTCTCACCTTATAAAGATAAGTAGGTTCATCAATAGGAAGAATATATTCTACCCCAATAGAACCACAATCCTCATTCTCTGTAATTGTCATACTATCTGTAGAACTAGTAGCCTTCTTATAAAGGAATCCACTATCTCGAATAGAAGTAACGTTAGCAGAAATAACATCATTCATAAACTTTCTACTATCTTCTTCTGTGTATAGTGAATCTCTTCTAGCCAGAGATTTATCAATATCATCTTGTTTACCAGTAAAACTAGTAACCTGATGGATTCTCTTCATAGCCTCTTCTGATTTCTCATTTTGTTTCCCATAAGCATTCGCAAAATCTGCTACATTAGGAATATAACAATTAGAAAACATCTTAGTTCCTAGATACTTATATACTTCAAAGTATTTATCCCTAGGCAGCTTCTCTAATTTCTCACAAATCTCTTCAAATGTCATTAAAGCACCTCGTTAATATAAGAAACATACCAATCCTAATAGAATAAGTCCACTTACACAGATTGTAGCAACAATGGTAGGGATAAACACGATACCGTAACTTACTACAAAGAGCATGATAACATATAGGAATAGTCCTGTTAGAGATAATCTAGTACCACGTGGCAAATCTTCTAAATCCTCAAATAAGAAGTTCATCAACTTACCTGACTTACCAACTAACACAGCAGACACCAGAGTTATGATAGCAAGAATTGCAAATACAGATGTTACTTCTGGAAATGTTCTAACTGTCTTATAGGATAAAATAGTCATTACTGCAAAACTTAAAATTGATAGCAATTTCTTTAACATATTCGTCACCTTAAAATTTTACCTTTCCACGACAAGCGTTTTTACTAGACCACTTCTTCTTCCGTTACACAAGATTTATAATTAGGCTATCCTAATACACTTGTTTCCTTATTCAATGTGCTTACTTTCAAGGTAAACCTCTACTTGTATTTTCTTAGCACTCCCAAGGCTTAAATTTCCGACTAACGTATCGGTATTTATATTTCTATCTGTACTATTACTTTAGTGCTGATAGACCGTAATTTCTTAAATTGATACTAGCGTTTAAATCTCTATCCATCTTGTTACCACAATCAGGACAAACAAAGACTCTCTCAGAGAGTTTCAAATCGGATTTTACCGAACCACAACAACTACAGGTTTTAGAACTAGGATAAAATCTAGGTACTTCTACAATCTGAATATTGTTCCAAGCGGCTTTATAAGAGAGTATTGCTTTAAATGAAACGAAAGATTGCTCTTGAATTGCTCTCGCAAGATGCCTATTCTTCATCATTCCACTTACATTTAGTTCCTCTAAACTTATAAAATTTGGTTTTCGTTTTATAATTTCAGATGTTACTTGATATATGTGATTATGACGAATGTTACTTAGTCTATGGTTGAGTTTTAACACTTCTCGTTCTAGCTTTAAAGTGTTCTTTGTCTTTTCACCCTTGCTAATAACATACTTTTTAGACAGTTTACGTTGCAATCTACGCTTCTTCTTTTCCAAACATCTAACCTCTTTCGATTTGTTGATGTTTTTATAGACATTTCCATCACTACAAATAGCAAGGTCTTTAATACCTAAATCAATTCCCATACCTTCACCAGTTGATACTTCTTTAGCATCTTCAACTTCAATAGAAACACTAATCCAGAAGTTAATCCCATCAAATGTTACTCTTGGGTCTAAATAGTTACAATCCGTTGGTACTCGACCACTTTCTGCTAACTTAACCCAATTCAACTTCTGACTATTCTTCTTTCTTGAGTCTGCTATCTTTGAAAGTTTTACATGGGTATCTGTAAATTCAATTTTGTCACATTTTACATAAAAACTTAGCTTTGATTTCTTTTTACTTTTGAACTTAGGAAAGTTGCTAACACCTCTAAAGAATCTTTTATAGGCATTACAAGCATCTGCAATTGCCCCTGTTGAAATATCTCTTGAGTAGTTATTTAACCAACTATATTCAGGTAACTTTTTAAATTGTGTGAATTCATTCATCAAGTCAAATGCAGAAATAAACTTACCACCATTCTTATAGTTTTCTTGTTGCCTGTTTAAAGCCCCGTTATATGCAAATCTACTGACTCCGAAACATTGAAACATTTTCGTACGTTGTTTATTATTTGGGTGCAACATTACTTTTATTGACTTAAACATTGTTTCAGTGTTCCTTTCTTTTATTGAATTGGTATATGTATAATTTAACTAGTACAGGATAACTTTCTTACCTCGACAGGCATTCCTACTTGCGGACTTCTTCTTATCTTTCACTACCTTATGACCACAAGCTCTTAACTGTTGGTTTAATTCAAAGTTTCTTGACTTAGGCATTTTGATTTCCATAACTGTATTACCTCTCTTCTTCATGGTTCTATATTACCACACATATAATAGTTTGTCAATACTCTCCCCCACAATTAAATAGCATTTCTTTAAGAAAGGGATAGGGAGAGAAGAAATCAAGCTTCACTAGAAACGTGTGTGACTGTGATTTTTCTCTCTCAGATTTTCACATGAAACGAAGTGTAGTGGGAAAATCTGAAGGATGATTCTTTCTCTTACTAGAGTTAGGAAGTAGAAAAGATACTATGTAGGAAACTATCATCTAATCTACTACTATTTATCTACCCTAACAATTCCTATTCATACTCTCTTTAAAACTTCCTTTATCTATTACACAATATACTACATTCAGATTATGAAAAATATTGGAATTTTAACAATGTAATATTACTAAAATAGACACCTTGTATAATGCGTTTTAAGGCACTTTTTAGGCGATTCTAGAGCAATGTGAATACGAACATAAAATGTACTGTAGAAACGTCTATTTTGTACCTATATTCGTGTCTATATTGATTCTACAGAGTTAAAATTCATAAAATTAAAAACAAAGAGAGAGAAATTAATCTCTCTCCTTATTTCTTGTGATAATGATTCCAAGCCCAACAATTAATAGGAATGCTCCCCCAATTGGCAAACTAATACCAGTAGGAACAGCAAATCCTAAATTATTAGTGAACTGGATATGCTTATCTGAATCCTCTACATTGACTGTGATTGTCTTGCTATCTACAGGAGTTTCTCCAACAACCATTGCTTTCGTTGTGTAGTTATTGTCCTCTTCTGTTAATTCAATCGTCTTAATCTTAGTGTCAAACCCAGACAACTGCATAATATCCCCATGTTGCATTTGATATGTGTATTCATTCTCTGCATTAGGGATTAATTCTTCTTTTTGACCATTCTTTCTTGTTAAAATGACTTTACCTGTATAGATACTATTATCCTCAGCAGTTAGTTTAGCCTTAAAGTTAAATAATTCATTCTTATTGCCCTGTGTACCAGTTACAACCTTACTTGTGGTGATTGTCTGAACCTTTTTATTTGTGAAACTCATATTAATATATGTATTATTAGGGTCACCTGATATAAATGGAGTAGACATCTCTTTACCAACTACATCATTAGTAGTGGAAACACCATTCTGGTCCATGTAATTAGAAACATATCCTAATTTGTTTGCGTTCTCTGTAATAGAGATTTTAGCATACATAGGAATACCATAGAACTCTAATCCCTCACCATCTTTTAACTTGAAGTTTAATTCAGTCAAATCTCCTTGGGATTTAAGTAATTTATAATCACTATCAGAGTATCCTCTATACTTAATGACATCATCTTCCTTTAAGCCAGTAATACTAGCAGTAAAGTCAAACTTTTGATTGGAATCTCCATCTCCCTCAAGTTGTTTTGTTACAGTAAATTGATATAGGTCATAAATATCATTTGTAAATACAAGTCTATTTACTTTTCCTGTTTCTGCAACATACGTCTTTGTTGTTAAGTCCTTATTAGCTTTTCCGCCAACGTTATCCATTAAACTATCATCTTGATATATTTGATAAGAAGGAGTAAAGGAATAACCAGATGTAGGGTCTGCTTTAAGTTCTGTTACAGTATACTTAAACTTATCTACTCCAGTAACCTTAATCTTAATAGGAGAAGATTTGGAAATTTGAATATCTGAAATCTTTGCAATACCATTTTCATCGGATGTGAAGGTATAATTTGCACCATATTGTTCATAATGATACTCAGTAGTAGGAGTTAAGCCAGAAATAGTAACCTTAATAGGGAATGGGTTATCTCCATTATATCCTTTATAACTATCTGGTACACTCTTTTCAATAGACAAATCTGTTTCATTTGTAGATGTAGGAACAGCAGTTTTCTTATTTGTAAATACAGAAGTAGTGTTTAATTCTAGTGTTCCTGTATCATTTGTCTTGCTTACTTGTTCCCAGTTCTGTACTGCTCTTTCTGTAATAGTGTACTTAGTATCTTTAGGCAATTCCATAGAAATCTTTTCATTACCAAGCAGACTTACAGTAGCATTTCCATCTTTAAACATTACGTTACTGAACTTCTTGATTCCTGTCATACCCTCTAAGTGAATATCAAAGGTAAAAGTAGTAGAATCTTGTACATCCACAACCTTTTGAAGAGTTAATGTTCTAGTTTCTTGTTTATTCACTGTTTCATTGATAACATCTGCAACAAGATTGGACCCTTCCATTTTAGCTTTAGATACCTTCATTCCATTGATGTCAAACGTTTCATCTGTTCTATTATAGTTAGGGTTATCTTCTTCTACAATATAATGAGGAATACTCTTGTCATGAATCTTCATAATATAAGTCATAGAACCATCAGAATTAGTAGTCCATTTACTATCTTCTGTTTCGTAAGTTCTTCCCTTACCAACAATTGGCTCTAACTCAGGATTCTTTGTTTCTCTTACCCAGTAGCCATCTGTATTAGATAGCTGAGTAGGGTCTGTAGCGTACTTTCTATCCGCTACAGGAATTGTAGAACCGTCAGAGTTATATTTTAATACCCATCTACCTGTATATTTATCATTTGGTGTAAATAATTGACTATCTGATTGAATACCGAAATCTCTATTTCCAGTTCCAACCTTTGTATACGAAGATGTTTTCATAATCTGTAGGTTAGGTTGTTTAATAATAGAATTATCACTAACTGCATCATTCCAAACATAATCAGAATTATAATTAGAAAAATCAAAGTCTAACTGACTATATTGTGTTTTGATTGGACTGTTTCTACCATACCCATCATGGTCATACAATACTCGTACTGTTGTTGTGTATGGCTGATTGTGTGGGGGTTGAGGAAGTTTAGTAGTATCAATACTAAATGGTAAATTAGCTAAAGCATTTTGTAACGATTTAGCAGTACTTGTTCTAAAATCAAACTTCATACCAGGAACATCTATATTAGAAAAAGTGTCCGAAGCTATCGCCCAAGTTTCCGTAAATCTTATACCTGTTACATCTATTACTTTATTACTCTTATAATCGGTAAATGCATACGCACTCATTTGTGGGTCAACTATTTGTCTAGAAAATAAATCACCAAAATCAAGATTAGAACCATTAAACATATTAACCATATTAGATACATGAGTCAAATCTAGGTTAGATAGATTAATCTTCATATCCTTAACCCCAGCAAACATGTATTGAGCATCGGTTGGTCTTAGTTTTAAATATTCAAATCCCACCACTTCTTCAATATGCGAATTAGCAAACATACTATTCACACTTTTACCTAAAATCAGATTAGACCAATTAGGGCCGAAGATAACTTTCTTGACTGTTCTATCCATAAATTGAGGAGCATTTGGCATTTGTGCATCTGGTGTACTATCTGGAATGGATGTATAGCCATGCCATTCAACCGGAGTAGTCTTTGAATAGTCAATAAACTCCAATTTACTTGTGTCTTGATTCATAAATACAGGATTATTCGCAATCGCATACATTGTATCTGTAATAATCTTAGTATCTGAATCAAGTGTGATACTTGTAATATCTACAGCATCAGGAGAAGCAATATAAGCATCCATTGCCTTATCTATCCAATTACCATCAATCATCTGATTTGTAGTACTATTAGACTTAACAATAGAATATCCATCTTGATAGATTTCTAATGTAGCATCTGTAGCAGTAAAGCCAGAATAAGTAGATAGATTATATTTCTTAACCACTGTGCCATGAGATGTAGGAGGAAGAAGGTGAGAAGAACCCCCACCCTCTGCTCTTACACCTTTAGGGAATAATACTAGTGCAAATACACCTGCTAGTGCAATATTTAATATTTTCTTAATCATTCTTTAAAATCCTCCATACTCATTTTCACTTGGTTCGCTAGGACCTGGCATTGTGCCCTCATTTCCTGATGGTGTAGGTTGAAAACCAAACATTGCAGGAGTAATGTCATCCATATCTGTTACCACTTTAATCTTAGGAATATAGTTATTAGGATTTCCACCTACCCACTTCTTTCTGATAATAAGAGTATCAGTAGCAATAGGGGTATTCTTAACCACATATTTTCCATCAATCTGTTCCATATCAAGTGTATAAGTACCATCTCTCTTAACTTCTAAGATGTATTCCTTCCCATCTTGCATATAGGATTTACCATCTTTATCCTTTGGATTAGGGTTTTCCGTTACTGTATATAAACCAACTGGAATTTCAGCATTTACAACACCTTTATCATTAATAGATAAGACAGAAGAGAATGTTTGACCAGATTGTTCTTGTCCTTTAACAGTGAATCTAACTGTTCTATCCCCATATCCACCTTCGATTGGTTGGTTAGTTTCAGAGTTAATCTTAGCGAACTCTACTTCTACCAATCTACGATAATTATAGATAGTATCTGTATTCTTATTTTCCATTGTATTGGTTAATGTTACAGTTCCGGTAGAATCAATCACTACCTTATAGGAATCTGTGGATTTAATAAATGCTTCTGGTGCTTTGGTTTCATATAATCTATATGTTCCCTTTTCTACACCTTTGAATGTAACAACACCATCTTTATCAGATTTAACGGTTAGTAATACATCATTACCATAATCAGAAGTTCCTTGTAATGTAAATTCTACATCAGGAATAGGAACAGAAAGACCAACACTATTAGGATAACTCTTCTTAGTAAATGTTACTGTACCATTGATACGTGGCTTATTTTCTAATGTAATAGCACTTCTAGCAATATTATCAATTAATACTTCTCCTGTTTCCTTAACTTCTACAATATGCTTTGTATCATCTAAGAAATAATCATCTGTGCTATCTGTTTCAGTTAAGATATACTTTCCTACTGGAATCTTTTTAAAACTTACTAGACCATTTGCATCAGATATTCTAGCCATTGTTACAGGCTCACCATAAGCAGATGTTCCCTTTAAGGTAAATTGAATACCATTAGCACCTTGTTTTGTTTCAGAATTAATCTTATTGACGAACATATTGCCTGTAGCCTTATAGGTATTTGTAGTATATCCATTATTGATGAATGCACTTATCTCAGCACCACTTTCTGTAGCAGTTACATGAGCATATACATTATTGTAGTTCTTATATACTGTTCCTACTTGTAAACTCTCGGGTGCTTTCATATTTACGACTGCAACTAAAGCCTTGCCTTTCGGTAACTCTGCCTTAGAGCCATCTTGCATTTTACGACAATCTACTGCAATTGTCTTAATATTTGAGTAATCAGAGAAATCCGATAGTGGTCTAAACTTAGCAATCATCTCATCTGTAGTCATTCCACTAAAGGAACTTAAATCAATTACATCTTCACTTGCATATACTACAGGTTTAAATCCTAAACTAGAAATCTGTGTAGTATCTACAGACTGTAAGATGCCTTTCCAGTTAGATGTTTCACCTGAAGGAGTAGTATAACTTTCTAAGTTATCAAAGAGTACTGCATCTTTAGAACTAGAAAGAACAGAATTAGCAAGAGTTAATTTATAGGAATAATCTTCATTCTGAGATACCTGAGTATATCTTGAATATTCAGAATCTGTACTATTCTTAACAGACTTCAATAGACCAGAAGAGAAATAAACAAGAGTAGTTAGATTATATACCTTTTCAGCATAAATAAACCGATTACCTGTATCATTTGTTAAATTACTCATTTCTTTACTATATCTAATCAATCTTGCTGTATCATTTGTACCATTTGAAATCTTCGTATTTCCCGTTTCAAATACAACTGGATTATATACATTTTCTCCGTAATCTCTTACACTATCATAAGCAAAATTAGTAGTAAAAGTTAGTTTAGGTTGAGTAACTGTATCATTTGTAGTAAACTTATATAATGTTCTACCTGTATTCTTAAAGTTAGGAGTACTTGTTACATTTACACTTAATTCTTTTCCTGTTTGTACATCAATAAGTTTCACAGTATTTTCATCTAATTCTTGTCCTGCTGGCATTAAGTCAAACCATGTCCCACCCATTTGTTCAATTAGAGTTTCGTTTGATTCTGATAGCTTGGCAGTTTCTTTTACATCAATATCCCATGTTAATTCATATCTCTTCTTGATACGATTGTTCTTAACATTAGATACTTCCTTTGTAATCTTACTTGTTGTTTCGGTCTTACGTGCATAGTCATACTCAACAGGTGCATCATATTCATACACTTGTTCACCCTTAGAATTTAACATCTCAGCATAAACATTAGATGAAATCTTAATTTCCTCTTTATCTCTAACATAATTATCAATCTTAGCCGAGTGTTTTAATACATACTCTGTACCAGACAACACTTCTGTTATATAATAAGGGTTGGAGAGAGTTAATTTATATTCTACTGCATTATCATCCAAAGATAACTTATTGCCATTAGATTCTACACCACTCTTAAGGTTCTTATATGTATTTGTTACAGGTGAGTAATCAGCCACATGAGTATATTCACTATCATGAGTATTATACTTTACATATACCCCAATTAAATCATTCTCAGTAGGTTCTTGTTTTTTCTCTGTAAATTTATTAGACATATTCAGAACACCCTTTGTATACTTAGGATATAAAGAAATAGTCTTGATTTGGTAATCATCAGAAGTTAAATCAGAATCTACTGTACTACCATCAACTAAACTAATACCTTTTACAAATTGATTATATGTTACATTCTCTTTGAAATAGTTTTCAGGAATGTTAGGTTCTCCACTTGGAACTGTTTGAACCGTAGGGTTTCCAACCAAATAATAACCAAAATCTAATCCATCATACTTATTCAATGTTCCATTTTGAAAGTTCTGTAAATCATAACGAGAATATTTATCAATACGAGTGTTTACCAAACTCCACTTCTGCATTCCCATGCCATGAACACGATAATAGTTATCACCATTCTGTAAGACAATAAAATGACCTTGTGGGGTATCCCATGGTTCTTTCTCATAATGAATAGCAGTTGTTGATGTAATATCATCATTAGGAGTATCTACTAAATCAGAGCCTTGTACATGTACTATATTTGTTACATCAAAATCTACTGTTTCTTTAAGTCTATAAGTATTTCTAGGGAAACGATAGAGAACATAATCTTTTCTACCATTTGCACCCTCAAAAATCGTACTATTACTCTCTGTATTGCTTGTAGTCCAGCCATTTGTACCAATATTATACATGTAAGGAGTAAATTCTTCATTAGAATCTTTATCTACTGCCTTAGAAGTAATACTCATATTATAAGGTTGACTACCAGTTACATAAGAAATAACACGAACTAAAGAGTAGAAATAGTTACTAGCATCTGCAGGTTTTTCTCCCCAACTATCATCCCATTCATCTGTAAAAGCACTAATACTTTCTGTATCTGAACGAGAACCTCTTAATAACACACTTGTATTTAATGTTACTTGGTCAGCGGTTGCTTTTGTCTTTAATGTTCCACCTTTTGTATCAAGAGTAACATTGGCTGTCAATTCATTAGATACTGTTCCATCTTTAAAATTAGAAATCAAACCATTCAACTGATAGCCAATCTCAATATTGTAAGTACTACCAACTTGTAATGGTTTTGTACTTGTAATTGTTACCTTATCATTTGTTTCTTCATAATACCATGGAGTATCTGCTTCCATTCCCTGTGAAGTTATTTGTTCATACTCTGCTTTTGTAGGAATAGAAACTTGGAAAGTATCTCCTATTGAACCACTTCTATCATTAAACAATGTCTTAGGTAGTTCTATCTTTGCAGAATTAATACTCTTTTCATCTCCAGAGGTTGTGAGAGAAAGTGTAAATTTCACAATATGGTTATTTTCATTTTCTAATGGAGAATATTCTGTTTCAGCAGTTTGAATAGAGAAATCAGAAATAGAAGTAGTACTATTTGATGTTGTATCTTCTTCTGCTACTACTTTCTTAGGAATAAACCCTGATACAAAGCACATAGCAACTATTGCAATTTTTAATATCTTATTTTTCAAGCTTTACCCCTTTCTAGTGAAACCACTTTTCTGTAAAAACTGTTCAAACTCTCTTAAACTTGGATATTTACTAGTAATACCAAACACGGTTAAATCTTTAATTGTTCTAAAGTCTAATACAGTAACAGAGATTACCTTATTATCTTGGATTGTTACTTTTACATCTTTTACAGAGTTTTCTCCATAAATATTATTCAGCACTTTTATGTAGTCTGTTCTGATTGTTTCAGCATCATGTACTTCTCCTAATGGGTACTCAGCACGGATTGAAACAGTAGTAATGTTATCTTGCTCATGATTAATTGTAATCTTTTCCTTGTTCCCACTATAGGTTACAGCAGTATTACAAGCAGTCAAGAATAAAACAGACAATACTAATAATAACTTTTTCATTACTTTCTCTCCTCTCTGCTTAAATGCAATGCAATCGCACATAATGTGATAATAGCACCCCACATCAATGAGTTATCCATTACACCAGTAGCAATCTCCCCACCAGAACTCTTCTTTGGTTGTTCTTGATTAGGTATATCTTGTTTAGGTTCTTCTTTTACTGGTTTCTTTCTAAACTCAACCTTATCTACTTTAACATCCTTATTAGCATTATTGTATAATACTGTTTCAGTATAAAGTTGATTAGAGTCATTTCTACCAACTACCACAGTTAAAGTATAAGAAGTATTCAAATCTTCTGGTACATATATCTTATATTTGTATTCTCCTACATCAGAGAAAGATAATACAATCTTATCATGTACTACATTTGTGTAATTTTCATTCTCTACCACTACATTTTCATAATCAGAATCAACATCAATACTTACAGTCGTAGAATCTTCTGCTGACACTGTAATAGGATTAAATCCAACAATAAAACATGTTATGATAAGTAAAATCTTATGAATTATTTTCAAAATCTTGTTTCCTTTCTAGAAGAGATACTATCTCTCCCTTACAGTTAAATGACACTATTTTGTTTAATTTTCTAAAGAAAAGGAGAACCATTATAGTTCTCCAATCTTAATTATCTCTTCTTTGCAACATCTGTGATGGTGTCTGAGATACGATAAAATTAGCTGACTTTTTTAAATATTTCTGTTTAACTTTGGGTTTCACTGGGTCAATCAACTCGTGAATAGTGTATTTCTTTCCTTTGATGACATTGTAGTTCTTGTGAAAGTTAGCCTCACTACATTTTTCATCATTTACATTATAGAATTTTGCATTCAGAACGGTGTCTCTGTTCTCTGTAGCAGTAAACTCTACATAGATTGCACCACATCGAAAGAACTTTCTAATTAGTTCCATCACTAAAACATTCTTCTTTTTCTCTTTTGGTAGAGAATCAAAGTATAATTGTTCTATATCAACCAGTCTATACTCTAGCAAATCCTGTATAAGAAATACATACAGTGGTGAGAACAATAAGAATTGAATATTGCTCATCTGAATAGTGATAAGAAAGAAAGTAGCCAAGAATATAGCTCTAAACTCATATAATACACTAGGATGTTGATGATAGTCTAGATGTGTCATGTGGTTGATGGCATCTAGTGTTTTATTTTCCAAGTTAATGTTCTGATTCATACTTTCTAAATTGTTCTCTAAACCAAATGATTGACTTAGTATTTAATAATTCTTCTTTTTCTTCTGTGGTTTTATCCTTTAAGAAATCATGTAAGAAGTTAATGAAGTCTTGCTCTGCATTCTGTGATTTCTCAGAGTTTAATCTATTTGAACCTTTAACCTCTTTATCTCTTAATAATCTTCCTAATTGATTACGTTCTGTTTTCCAGAACCGATAGAAGTTAGTCTTATACTTCCACATGAACCCATTGGAATCTGTAATTACTGCACCTTCTAGCTCTTCCTGCTCTGTCATATTTAAGAAGTTGTCTAATTCTTCCTTAGTGTTGATTACTTTATTCTTGGCAATAACGATAGACTTAATGTTTAACTTGTTCTTTAATGTTTCAGATAATTCCACATCTTTATCAATACCATTAATATCCAATGTATTAGGGATAAAGTCCAATAAGGCTAAAGGGTTTTTCTCATAAACGATATGTTGGTCATTCACCATATCCATTACTTCAAATGTAGCAGTACAGTGATGTTCTTTTAGTACATTAAACAACTCATTCTTATCTTCCTCATTTGCAAAAAGTGTATTGTTTAAGATTTCTTTAAAATATTCACAATATTCACCTTCGTTAGTGGACTTTGTTGCAATAAAGAACTCATCATTATATACAGATATAATACCTAAGAATCCATTAAATTTCTTAGAGATATATAATGGATAAACTAAGTGATTATCCACATACTCTTTTGTTTCTGGTTTTTCATCATACTGGAAAAATTTATTGTAAGAACGTGCTACAATATTCCCCTCTACTTTATTGATAAATAGTCCACGAGCCTTAATTGTTTCGTTATTCCAGATTCCATTTTGAAAAGCATCTCTTGTGAAATTTAACGATACAATATTATTTCCTAATTCTTTCACTCTAATATATTTAGAATCTAACATATTCTGTAATCTTTTATCCATTTTAATATCTCCCTTAACTATTTTCAATCTTAGCATAGTTTTAATAAAATGTCAATACAGAAATAGACTATTGACAAAATTAATGGTGTATGATAATATAAAAGCATGAAGAAATTATTAATCTTAAATGGTGTGATGGGGGCAGGAAAATCTCACTTCATCAAAGAGAACAACTTAGGAGATTTCACTTTGTCATCTGATGAACTAAGAAACAAGATGGCAGGTTTTGATGTGTCTGAAAATGGGATGATAATTTCATCAAGAAAAGATAGACAAGTATGGAAAATACTCTATATGATGTTAGAAACACGTATGGAAATGGGGTTGTTCACAGTAGTAGATGCTATGCACTTAACAACAAAGTCTTTCAAGAAGTATAAAGAGTTAGCTGATTTGTATGGATATAAAATCTATGTAAAGTGTTTTGACAATATTACATTAAATGAATTATTAGAAAGAAATTCTAATAGAGAAACTTTCAAGAGAATACCAGAAGATGTAATTGTTAAGAAATATGAGATTTTCACAAGTCAAGTGTTGCCAGAATATGTATCTAAAATAGAAACGCTTGAAGAGTTGTACCCACAACCAGAGAACTTAGATAAGTTCTTCATCAAGTTTTTCTTTTTCTGAGTAACACTTCTTAACGTTTTCTAAATCTACCATATCTATTCTCCATTCCTACACTAATTTCTTTTACCATCTATGAAAGCTTTTAAATGTTCTTTAAAACTAATGGATGAAGTTGCACATAGTCTTTCGCCTTGATGGTTTATGATTACTGACAAACCACCACGAGTAGGATTCCAAAAATAATACCCATCAATTTCTGGTACTTCTTTACAATACTTTTGGGCATCTTCTTCTGTTAAGTTTAATTCGTTTGATACAAGCTTAATAATCTTACTGTCTATGCCATATATCTCTTTAACCTTGGCATAAACTTCTTCAAACATTTTCACCTGTTCTTCAACATGTTTAATGGTGTCCTCTGAGCAACCCTTTAGTTTAACTACATTTTGGATAGAGATTCCCTTACCTTTATAATTCACATCTAGTGCAATATTTGCTCCCCATACACCTGCTAAGCTAACTCTGTTGTTCATTCCGACATTGTGGAAATATACAGTGATTGTGATGCCATTAGATGGAGTTAATACTATCCCTTTAGGAACATCAATCTCAAATCCACAACCATGAAAAGCAGGATGTATATAGGAACGTTTGCTTAACTCTCTAATCAATGGTTCTTTAATTAGTTTAGCAAGTTTAAACATATCTATTCTTTTGATTAATTCATTATATCTTCTTATCAAATTATCTGTGTTTTCTATATCTTCAATCATACTCAATTCTCCCATTCTAAATATAGATTATTTAACTCTTCTGCAATTCTACTCAGTTCATCTCGTTTTTCTTTGATGTATTTATCACTCTTATTACCCGTATTCAATTCTTTAATAAACTGTTTTAAGAGTTTGTTAAGTTCTTTTGAATTTTCACAATCAAACTTATTACCTAAATTCTTCCATTGTTTAACCTTAACACCAAATCTTTTCGTACCTCAGCCATGAATTAAGCATGGGTAATCATATGTATAGGCATCTTCATCATTAATAGGAAAAATGCACACACAATCTTCAAAATAATTTGAAGAAGAATATTGAGTATTAATTAATTTGTAACCATACTTATTAAATACTTTGTTCCAATACTTAAAGATTGGTAATGTTAAATCAATTTCTGTGTTAGTCATACTACTTACTCCTTGAATGCTTTGTCTGTTAAAATATCTACAATCCGATACATCTTATCTCTTACCAATTGGTCTCTGAAATAGTGAAATTCTCTCGATGAGTAGATAGTGGGGAAAGGATTGGATAAATCTAACGTTTTAACACAATCTTCTTCACCATTTTTATCATAATAGCGTATGGTATGATAATATCTGTTGTATGAAAAGAATAAATACCTACATTCTAGTCTATGCCATAGCTCTTCTTTAATTTCAATCGGACAGTCAATAATATCTTTTGAGATTTCATAGCCAGCACCTAATGTCTTTTCTTTTAGTCTCTCAAATCTATTGGGTCTAACGAATATTTCATCACAAATGGAAAATGATACTAAGATGGATGGAATTAGTGCTAACAGAAACAGTGCTACACACATTGAAATGTTAATTGGTTGATGAGTGACGAATGAAACAATTAATGCTATGAATAGTACAATAGCTAAATCTATTAACAACATAAAAATAAGTGAAACAGGGATAACCATAAGAGGATGTGAAATAATCCAATCACGAACAGTACCATCACTGATAAATTCATCTAACTCTTTTAAAGACCACTCTAATGTTGTCCCATCAAAACTATTGATGACCTTTGCTTTATTCACTTCTTCATCTAAGGCTGCTTCTTCTTTCTCTAGTTTCTTTTCACGACTATATGAAAGGGTGTAATTATCCATACCATTTCCTCCGGATACTAGAATATCACAGTGCTACTAGTTTGTTAAGAATTATGATACAATTCTCCAGTTTTTAAGTTCACTACTCGTTGGTTTCTTGAACCACAATACTTCAGTGATAAATCCTTTTGTTCTTCAATAAAAGGACCACATACAAGAACATCACAATAAGCAATGATATTCTTTCTCCAATCTTGTAGGATATTCTCTATTTCATCCCCAGACCAAATCCAAATATCTTTATTAGGATATTCTTCTTTAAATCTCTGTACTAAATGTAATAAGGGTTTATAGTTTTGAATAGATAAAGGTTCTCCACCCAAAAGAGAAAGTCCTTTAATATAGGATTTATTACATAATTCTATAATGGTATCCTCTGTTTCCTGTGTGTATTCTTTACCACCATTATAATCCCATGTCTGTTTCTGAAAACACCCCCCACAGTGTATATAGCAACCACTTGTGTATAAAGAAACTCTAATTCCATCTCCATCACTGATGTCAAACTCTCGTATCTGAGCATATCTCATAATTTATACCTCCAAACACATACTATTATAACATATTACTACCTAGATAGTCAATATAAAAAGAGTGATTATAGCTCACTCACTGTTCACTTACGTTCATTCGTTCGCTAGTGAAGATTTAATGTTACCTTACACAGTAGATATATCTAATATAGTCATTCATAGTATACATTTTAAACTAATATCTTTTCTTTAACATTAAACTTCACCTGTAGTTTCTTATACTCTTATCTTGTAGGGAACTTATAATTATCTAATTATCAATCTAACTAACTCTTATCAATCGCTCATGTTTCATGACCTAACGGTAAAACATTCACTCAACTACAATTCTAAACATCAGTCACTAAAAACGGAGAGGGGAACTAGGAGCGATACTGAGAAAGAAATATAGTAATCCTATCCGCATAGAGAAACTATATTTCTTACGAGTGTACACTAAAAACGTGTGAGTTTGAATAGTGTGCTAACCTCAAAAGAACTGCATTAACATCTAGGGAACTGACCTAGTACATTTCGCTCATATTCCAGCCCCAATGAGCAATTTTAACACTGATTTAATAGTGTGAAATGTCAGTATTGACAATAGAATAGTGAAACAATTCTATGTGAAAGTTGTAGACTTTTCTTACCAACTGGCTTCCTTTATGAGATTTCTTTCCATCTCGCCTAACAGTTTTTGATTCTGGGTTAGCAGTCATATTTTTATGGACTGCTTATTCACGCTTGGAAAGGCAATGCAATAAACCTTTCTTACGTAGTAGCTGTATCTTTACCAACGGGGGACAGCCAACCTCTGCACTCACTCTAAATTATACTATCGGTGAAAAATGTCTTACTTAAAATAAGAGTAACGTAACGTTCGCAGTTCTTACGTTGATAGTGTTATTCGATTTTTGGTGCAATTATATGTTCACCCAAAACATACATATGCTTGTTTCCATCAATAATTATACCACAAATACACTATAGCTGTCAACATGCAAATAAAAAATATTTTAACTTATTTAAATCAATTTTAAGGCTGTTTTTAAGCGTTTTGAGAGCGATTTAGAATCAAATGAATTTACCAGTCATATAAAGCAAATACAGACCTATTTCCTACCTAAAACAAAGCCATACACGAAAGAAAAAGAGGGCTAATTAAAGTCCTCATCTTTCTTTACAATTCTAACCTAACTATTTGTTAAGCTTTGCTGAAATTTCACATAGTTCTGCAAATACTAGCAAGAATACACCCACTAATAAAACAAAGCTACCGTATTCCACCATTGCCATTAGGAAACCAAACACCATTAGCACAATTGCTAATAATGCGATTAAACTTCTAAGACGTTCAAGAATTTTTAGCATCGTCTACTTTTCTCCCTTCTTTTTACACTCTTTTCTTTAGCACTTTTAACTTGCAGAAACAAAGCACTTAACCCCATCTTTTAGTACTGGGAATTTCCACATATTTTTATCTGAATTTCCTAACAACTTATTGTTGTCAAGTTCTTCTATCAGACTGTATGTGTCAAACACAACCATCGTGTTAATAGCCATTCTTAACCACAAAGCAACAGTTGGAAAACTATCATCTATTGGATTCTCTACATCCTCAAGGTTGTTAGAACATTTTGCAGTTAGCTTTGTGAAGGATGGTGTCATATTTAACATCTCATTGCAAAACTCATTGAAATAATTAGTGCTTACATAGTCTGTTTTTGCACTGAGAATACTTTGTTTTAATGCATTATCCAACAAAGAAAAGAGCTTTGAAAAGTCCACCACTTTCGGTATTTCAAAATCCCCTACCAACTCTCTAAGCTCTGTATCAAACTTTTTTTCATAGAAGCATGGAGCATTAAGGAAATAAACTAACTTATTACTTTTCCCCTTTTTGAAAGTTAATCTAATAGTATACCCCACTAGAACTCCTCACAGGCATCATCAAAGACAGAATCTAAAATATAGATACGAAGTACAGTTTCTCCATTTACTGTATCAAATTCATAGTCATTATCAACCATAGCCATCTCACCATAAGAAGAACTCTTTAGGTCATCTACATCAAAGAATGTATCTAATTCTCCATCTAAGTGAGAACAGATTAAAATGTACTCAACAGGTTCATCGCTCTTAAAATTGTCAATGAAATCCCAAACACTGATATACTTAGTCATTACTTCTCAACTCCTAAAATACCTGCAAGAAATCTAGGAATCACGAAACAGCTAAATACCCCTCCCAAGAATATACTCATATCTGTTGGTTTATACCAATAACAAAACAGAATCATAGCAAAACTTAACACAATATTTAATACGAACCATGCCTCTACGGACATAACTTTTGTTACATTCACCACTTTAACTGGTTTAAAGAAATACTTAACCTCATCTAAAACTTTCATTTTTTAGCTTTCCTCACTCTTCTATTCTTAGTCAAGATTCTCAACTTCTAGAATCTCATACTCACAATCTGTGCCAAGACCATAAATTCTAATACACTCTTCTACAGAACGTACAGTGCATGATTGTTTTCTCCACTGCCAATTAGACATGGAATCACGATATTGGAATGTTACCTTTACCATAATTTCTCCTACTTTAATCTTAAAAATTCGGAAATACTAGAGATTGACGCATAGTTTTCATCTGCATCATCGTATGCAAAATCTTGCCCAGAGAAACCTTCCCCTAACCCGTCGGAGTTCTGGTTATCTACCCACTCCTTGACAACTTTTAGTTGTTCCTCAGATAGCTCATCCTTTGTAACCAATCTCACATATCCAAATCGTCTATCATATAGTACCCAATCAATCCAAATAATAGAATCTTTAAATGGTACTACTTCTTCTTCTTCTTTTAATATATCAACCATGTCTGTTGCATCTAATAAATAATCTCTAGCTTGTTCTAGATTATTTACTGGTTCAGATAGTTGAAATGCCATACAATACTTACACATTAAATCTGTACCTCCTTATACTTCTTTAAGAGATTGGAGAACTCTACATTAAATTGCTTTACAGTTAGGTTAAACTCTGACAACTTATCAGAGATATTCTCTTCTGTTACACCATAGCTTGAGCACTCAAACAGTGCAATTGTGGTATCTTTGAAAATAAGTGAACCCCAAAAATAGTTTCTATCTTCTCTAATCGTGATTGCCGCTTGTATGTTTGTTTCCTTAAATACTTTAACAGCAAAAATTTGCCCACATTCTGAATCAACAGAATACCCATAGGAATGTAGTTGTTCTTCTACTTTCTGGTTAAATTCACTCATCATTAATCTCTTTTGGCAAAAGTTACAGAGTAGGAATTATCAATCCCAAACTCTGCAAAAAGCCAATCCTTAATATATTTCTCAACTTCCACACCCTCTGGAACATAAAGTTCTCTGCTAAAGTTCAGATTAAATCCTGCCACATGAATTATGTACATACTATTTGTTCTCCATAAAACTAGGAATTTCAAAACTGCAAATATTTTCACATTCCGAAAATTCTGTTACAACACATGTTTCTGTTTCTTTGAATGTAGGAATTTCAAATTCCACAATGTTCTCTTGTTCATCTAAATTAATCATGTTTTCCTCCAAAACTTCTAGCAGTTACCTCTTCAACAATTTTACTTGCCTGAGAGTACTTATGCAATTCTTTATCTAACAATTCATCGTATAGTTTATCATTTACAATAGATACAATCTCTGTATCTCCAATCTCTTTAGCAAGAGAAAGAATCTCCGTATATTCTTTAAAGTGTCCCATTAGTCAACCTCAAACAGCCACACTGTTTCTGTGAACGGAAACAATGCATCATCGCTATTATCTATTACTTCAACTCTAAACTCATCGAATTTTAAGTCTAGATATAGCTCGGCCTTATTGGAATAGCTTAACCACTTTAGTGGGATGATTGCTAGACATCTATTCTTATTAACAACCTTAATGAATACTCTACTTGAATGCTCTTCCAATACCAATTCCTTTAGTTTTTCTCTAATCGTCATTTTCCGTATGGGTCGCTTGTCAATTATCCAATAAATGAAATCCAAAGAAATTTAAGCCAATTTGCAACCCATACTACAATATCTTGGATAGGTGGCAATGTAATACCAAACATCCCAAGAATGAAGCAAACTAAGAAATAGCAAATTACTAACTCAACTACTGATTTTAATGATTGACCAAGTAGTTTTAATACTAGTGCGACTACTAATACAATTATTAGATTTGTAGGCACTGCTCCTACCCACTGATACATATTTTGAAACAATACATTTAACATCTTATCATCTCCCAATAATAGAAATTAAAATTAAAATATTACTTACAAGTACAAAAGGAACTCTTTCCTCTGTGACAAACCGATAGAATAGAATTAATCCTGCAATAATTGACGCTCTGCTCGTCTAGTTGGGGCAAAGCCCTCTTCTAAAGTCAAGCAGATTCTTGGGAACGTTCAGGCTACTCTCATGGCTCTAACACCACTACCATCTCTAAACTAATTTACCACGGTTGCGTCTTTCTGAAGTGTTTTAAGCCACACTCAAGGCTTTAATTAAAATGTTTTTAGCGGCGTTTACATCTCTATCATGATGTGTGCCACAATCAGGGCATACCCATGCTCTTACTGAAAGAGAGTTCACAATGTCTTTATGGACAGTGCCACAACATGAACAGATTTTTGAACTTGCATAGAATCTGTCTACCTGTCTAAACTCCTTACCATACCACTGACACTTATACTGAATGAAGTTTACCAACTGTGACCATCTTACATCAGCGATGGAATAAGCCATGTAGTGATTCTTTAACATGTCACAAACATTCAAATCTTCCATTGCAATAAAGTCATAGTTCCTAACCAATTCAATGCTCAACTTGTGATTAAAATCTTTCGCACAGTTAGCAATATGCTCATACAACTTTGTTACCTTATGCTTTTGCTTTTGGTAATTCTTACATTCATCGAGGTTCAAATTTGCTCTCTCTAACTTGGTTCTCATCTTTGAGAGTTTTCTTTGTTCCTTGGCAAGTTTATCTTTAAAAACATACGCATACTTAGGTCTTGCATATCTAGTTCCATCACTACCGATAAGCATGTCTTTTAAACCTAAGTCGAAACCAGCTTGTTTGCCAGTCTTAGGAAGTGGCTGAACCTCTGTCTCAACACAGATAGAAGCGTAGTACTTGCCTGTTGCAGTCTTTTCAATAGTGAAGTTAAAAATCTTATACACCGCTGGCATATCGAAACGTTTTGTCTTGACCTTACCTAACTTAGGTAGTTTGATGTGCTTGTTGTCTAAGACATCTGCCTTACCACCATTATAAGGTGTACGATAAGACTGTTTCAAGTCGTGTTTAGACTTGAACTTAGGGAAACCAAAATGACTTCTGTTTTTGAAGAAGTTGTTCATCCCAGAGTTTAAATCTCTGACAGACTGCTGTAGTGCCGTAGAGTCTACCTCTTTCAAGAACTCATTTTCTTCTTTCAGTGGAACTAAGTTTGTGATACGTTCATTTTTAGAAGGGAAGTGTTGTGTTTGTTCATAAGATTGGATACAGTCTGCGAGAGTTTGGTTATGCACAAAACGACAGCACCCAAAAGTCTTGTCGAATAAAACTTCTTGTTCTTCTGTAGGATAGAGTCTTACTCGAATGCCTTTTTGAACCATTGTCATACAATCACTCTCCTTTCTATAGTACCATAGCACAGTTAAACTGGGTTGTCAATAGGCTCTCTTATATCTGCTAAGTGGTTTTACGAGTGATTCTATAATTCTATCCTAAAACAACTGTTAGCAATATTAAAACATTGCTCACTAAAATAAAAGGTACTTTTTCCTCACCACTAAATATATACCATAACAATGTACTAGTTAATAAGTTAGGTATTAAGTGATGAGAGGTCATAAGTGCAAATACTGTTAGAAATAAGAAACAATTGTCTATTGGTTTATCTACTAACACTGTATATAGCCATAATAGAAGTAATGCAATCGTAAAGGCAATATTAACACTTAAATAAGCACACGTGACAAGAATAAATCCAAGTGAAAGTATAGTACTAACTTTTCTCTCTTTATAATCTTGTATTGCTAGTATAATACCACTAACCAGCATTGAACCTCTTATAATTAAATTCATAAGATTCCTGATTCCTCGACTTTTACATCTCTACAGGCGTAACTTCGGGATGTTCCTACCCTAAGTTTATATTTTTTTCTGTTGTTTTTCATAATTTTAGTCCTTCGTTTAGAATATTGATAGCTGCATTAACATCTCTATTATGATGAGTACCACAATGAGGACAAGCCCACTCTCTGACTCTAAGATTTTTCACCTCTTCGTTCTTGCATCCGCAAACACTGCAGATTTGAGAACTAGCGAAAAATGTATCTACATTTACCACAATTCTTCCATACCATCTTGCTTTGTATTTTAACATCCTAACAAACTCCGACCATGATACGTCAGCAATACTACGAGCGAGGTTGTGATTTTTAATCATATTCTCCACATTAAGACTTTCGATACAAATAACATCGTTTTCTCGTACCAATGTTGTAGATAATTTTTGTAGAAAATCTCTCCTTTGGTTGGTAATATACTCATGTAATCTTGCCACTTTAATTCTAGCCTTGTTATAGTTAGAACTATCCTTTGGTTTTCGGGATAATCTCTTCTACAACTTAGCCAGTTTCTTTAGTGACTTTTTGAGGTATTTAGGGTTTTCAACCACTTCACCACTACTTGTAACACAGAAATCCTTAATTCCTAAATCTATCCCAATACTTTTGTTTGTTCTTTCTAATGGTTCTATTTCCACGTCAGTACAACAAAGGGATACATAATATTTTCCACTTGGTTCTTGAGAAATCGTAGCATTAAGTATTCTTCCTTGTGGCATTAACTTGTTTTTCGTCTTTACCATACCTAATTTTGGGAGTTTAATATACTTATTACAATACTGAATATTACCATTTACACACTTAGACCTATATGAGAATCTATGTATTCTCTTAGACTTAAATTTAGGAAAACCAGAATGTTCCTTAAAAAATTTTTGGTAAGCTATATCTAAGTCTTTGAGAGAAGATTGGAGAGCAGTAGAGTCAACTTCCTTTAACCACACCAGTTCCGACTTTAGTTGGGTCATATCATTAGAACATTTTCCATACGAGAACGTCTCCTTATTCATCTCATACACTTCGATACGTTTTGTTAAATAATAGTTGTAAACAAATCTACACGAACCAAATGTTTTAGCAATCAGTTCTTTCTGTATTCTATTCGGATAGATACGATATTTATATGCTTTCTCCATTGTTCTCACCTCGCTTTCACCTTTGGTCTTTACTGTCTACACATCCAATAGAGTTGATACTACATACACCTACAATTGGTACGCTCTTTTCATTTCTTGAAACATCATAGAATACTAATAGTACAATACGTGTAGTTAATGTAACAACACTAACTGTAATAATCAAGAATGGTAGGTTCACAGATTTATCATTTAATACTCTACTGGTATATGCTAACCAGTAATAAAATCTTTAATATCATTATTCGTTTCCCCCAATGGTATGAGAATCTCTTCCTCTGTACCAACTATTCCCTTTGCCATATTATTGATAATCTCTTTTTCTCTCAGATTATAGCACCAACCTATTGGCTTTGGAAATAAAAGTCTGTCTTTTTTGAATTTCTCGTATCGTTTACAAAATTGCTCGCACATGCTAAACACTACTTCATCAATCTTTTTAGAGCGATTTACTCTAACATAGAAATCTTTTACTTTCTTTGGAAGGTTCAAGTAAGTGCTAGTAATTTCCATACCAAATTCATTTTCAATCGCCCAACGGTACATTGTCATTTGAGGTAAATAACCATCAAAGTCATTGCACTTCTCAGCAGTAGGTGAACCAGTCTTATAGTCAATGAGATAAATCTTATCATCACGATAGTCAATTCTATCAATAATGTACTTCATTTTCATAGGTAACTTCTTACCCAACGACTTAACAAATATATCACACTTTCCTTTGTGTTCTGTTAAACATTCTAGGGAGTTATCATCAAGTTCTCCCCCAAGATAATCGAGATGTCTGTTAAAATAGTAATCAACATATGCTAATACTTTTTCATAACTACCATCAGTACACACTTCCTTCGTAAGTTCTACTGCCTTTTCACGAGTGCGTTCCCCCTTTGGTAATTTGTAGTACAGTTCCATAACCTTGTGAAAGTTAATTCCTCTCGCATCCATTTCTCCTGTACTATAAATATCATGTATAAGACAACCAAACGGATTTTCATTAAAAGATTTTAAGAATGTTGGAGAGAAATAATCTGTATTAAACTTTCTGTAGATATGTTCCACATTTGAACCATATCCATCTTTAACCATTGTATCAACATGATTATATTCTCTTAGAAGTTCTATAAATTCCCACATATCACCGAATAGTTTGGTTGTATCTGCCCATCTGTATTTGCCTGTAACCACAGAAGAAACAAGATAATCCTTATTCTCAATTGTCCTAATTTCCATTAATTTACTCTCCTTCAGGGATATAGGTGAGGGAAAACCCCTCACCATTCTTACTTTCCCTTTTTACTTAATACTTTTGTTTCGCTTTTACGGATTTGACCATCCACTTTTTCTACACAGTCAATTAGTGCAGTTTCGTAGTGTTCGTTTTCTGATTCTGCGTACCAATCTAATACTTTAATCTGAATACGATGAATTTTCTTATTGAAGTTATGTGCAACTAAAACTGGAGTATCCTCTTTTATAAAGGACTTATGATTGCTTAATCTACGTAACTTCTTTTCATTTAAAACTTTAATTGTTTCGTTGTAAAAACCAACACGATTTGAACCAAATTCAATTGTCATATTTTTCTCCCATACTTGAATATTGTTTGTTGTATATACCTAGATACCCAGTTCTTTCTTCATGGCATCCAAGTTTAGGCCTAATGTCTTTTCTTCTTTTATCTGTGCTTTAGCAACTTCTGTAAGAATGTCTAAACGTAAAGTATTATCCTTACCAGATACCCATTCATGTAATACAGACCTTAGTTCTGCTATATGAATTGGTTTAGTAGTAGAGTGTTCCCACATTTCATCTCTTACGATGGTAATAGGGGTTTTTCCTACAATACACACCATACCGTCAATACTATCAATCTGAATATTTGCTTTACTAAATACTCTTTCCCAAATAGGTACAGAAGAGTGAACTTCAAGTATTTCTTTGCCTTTAGCAGTTTCTATAATAGATTGACCTTCTATTGCTAATTCTTGATTAGGTTTGACCTTTATATTCTTAGCATCTAAAATAAGAACATGTCTACCATATACTAATAATACATCAGTATCAGGTATATAGTCAAGTGTATTATTATCTTGTTCATAAGATAAACTAGCAAAAGCTACAACTCCCTCTAATTTATCATCATACTTTAGAAGTGTAGATAGATAATCACATAACATGGTTTCTCCATCAATTCCAGCTTTAGTTAGTGAGATTTGAGTATTTAATTCTACATCATCTACTAGCCAATCTGTAACATCATGTACTGTACCATTCTTCTTTTCTTCTAGTTGTGCTAATGTCTTTTTTAACCCGAGTGCAGGATTACCAATTACAAATAAACCACTTCTTAAATGATTTCGCACAGATATGGCTAATTCCTTATCCTCAGACTTTATACCACTTTGGTCTAATTTCACTCTTTATACCCCCTTTGAAGGAAAGAGTGATAGATTAATCCCTCACCCTTTTATTTTTAACTACTACACCAAGACCAAGTAACGATAGCATTCCCATTAATGAGAACATTCCTGCATTGGCATTTACACCAGTTGGAATATCGTCATTCTTTTCGAAGATATGTAATACATCTCCGTTTTCTAATGTTTCTGTACGTACTAACTTGTAGCCAGTAAATGTACCGTGTTCCTTAACACCCTTTTCTGATGCCTTTAATTCAACCCCAGTAGTTGTTTGCCAAGAAGTCTTAACCTGTCTATAGATGTGCTTGATAACACCCTCTGTAATGTTAGGTTCAGTGTTTCTGTAAGCATAACCTGGAATATCCTTTTGGTTCTTTTGACCATTTTCCTTAGTGGAGATTTCATGACCATCTTCATCAACATAGATAGTATGTAAGAGTCTGTAAATGTGAGTTACATTACCATTATCATCTGTTTCTGTCTTTGTATAACTGTAATCTAAAATAGGTTTTTCAGGATGTGTTCCCTTTTCTGTAGGAGATAATTCTTTATTATCGCCCTCATGCACATAAGAAGTCTTAACCTGACGGAATACATAAGTAACATTATCCTTATCATCCTTCTTAGTTTCTACATAGTAGTATTGAGGAATTGCATCACCAATTTCAACTGTTTTATTTCCCTTAACAGGTGTCTTTAACTCATTGCCATCTTCATCTACCCACTTAGTTGTGTATTGACGGAAGATATGAGTTACATTGCCATCTTCGTCTGTTGTAGACTTAACAAAGGCATAGTTATCAATATCACCATGTTCCTTAGTAGTGTTATCAGTAACTTTATCCTTCAATACATTACCATCTTCATCTACCCAGTTTGTATCGTACTGAACAATCAATGTTCTCTTATAACGAACTCTTACTGTAGATACCTCAGCAGGTGCATTTGTAGGAGCTACAGGGTTTGCCATACTAGGCTCTGTTGGTGCAGTAGGAGTAACAATAGGATGTAATGTAGGTGCTTCTGGTGCTACTGGTTGAGTCAATGGAGTAGGAACTGTTTCATAAGTAGGCTCAGCCGGAACATCTTCATAATGAGGTGTAGGGATTGCAGTACTATCAAAGTTTGCAGGAGGTGTAGGTGGTTCTTTAAATCTAACATATTTTGTATTTAATGAAATTCCTCCACCAGCACCAGACCAAGAAGCAGTTAGAGAAGAACCAGTAAATGCTCCAATACCCATAGCTAATGGTGTGGAATCATTCTTGCCATCTAATGTAGTTGGTTGGTTTGCCATAACAGTAAAGTTAGCATTCGCTAATGTTTGATTACCTACTAAAGTTGCACCACTTTCTGTTGCATTTGTTACAGAGTTATATCCATGTGTACCCTCTTGAACACCTGCAGAAACATCGGATGGAGCGATAGGAACAACCATTTTAACCTTATCATTAGATTCAATTCCCATGGATTCCCCAGCTTCCATATCAATCATTTCAAACATTCTTACCAGCTTAATTGGTTGACCAGTAGACTCATCATAGAAATCATATTTTGCTCTAATTTCTTCTCCAAAACCGCCTAACATTGTATTCTGATATGTCCAAGTAGCGGATGGGAAATCAGCCTTCCACTTACTTACAGAAACATGAGCAGAAATCGTCTTTCCACTTTCAGTTGTTCCTAAGTTATGTAAATCAAACTTTAAGAAGTTATCTACTACACCAGTTCCAGAAATCTTATAGTTATGACCATAACTATCTGTGTAGTCTGTAACACGTGGGTCACGATAAGTAACATTCATTGTAGTATTGCTATTGATACCAATATTACCTAATGAATAATCATAACCTAATTCTTCTAGTTTATCTTTGTCATACATTGTATAAACATTTGCAAAATACTTAACTGGGTCTGCTCCACCATAGTTATGGAAGTCCATTTGAGTAGGTGGAAGAGTTCTCATAATAGCTGATTGATTTGCCGCAATCCACCAATTCTTATATGGAATATTTTCCCCTTTATCATGGCTCTTATAAGCATCATCGTACTTACCACGCAATACTAAACCCTCATCTGATAAGTCAATTATCTTAGGGGTATTTGCGATAAAATCTTCATACTCTGTATTTTCTTGCTCATACACATCTACAAGGTGTTGATGTGCTTTCTTAGCATCTGCTACCTGCTTATCATAGTTATCCTTGATTTGCTTATTACTTGCAGTGATACGTGCTACATCATTCTGCCAATTTGTTTTCTTTGTTTCATTGCGATTCGTAGCATCTATAATTTCTTGATTACGCCGATTATATGCCGCTAAGTCAGTATCATATTGCTGTTGCTTAGCATTATACTCATCAGTCATTCTCTGATTTTCTTGTTTTAACTCTTCATTATGTGCAACATCTGCATCATATTGAGCCTTTTGAGCAGAATAGATAGTCCATAGTTCATCATAAGTAATCTTATCTTGCTTATACTTCTCTACTGCTTCATCATATTCTTTCTTCTTCTGTGCATATTCTGCTAACTTTGCATTTACTTCTGTGTTAGTTGTTTCTAACTGAACCTTTTGTTCATCTTCCTTTTGCTTAGCTTCTTCTACTGTATGCACTGTTACAGGCTCATCTTCCACAATCTCCAACTTTGGATTATCGTGCTTTAACTGTTCTACGAATGCCAAGAAATCTTGGTTCGTAATATCCTTTGTCTTAGTCTCAGCAAAGGCAACGAGTGGATTTAGCAACTGTGAACTAAGCAACCCAATAGTTAATAGTTTTCTTAATCTCAATTTAATCTTCTCCTATCTTCTTCTCAAACTAGTTCCACAATTTAAAATATTTGCATTTTGGAACTGTTCTATACTCATATCATTAACATCCTTACAATCTCCATAGGACTTATAGTCTATCTCTTTGATACACTTGCCATGGATTTTCTTTTTTAACTTTTCTCTTGCATTCTTTCCACGTTCATCGTTGTCTAATGCTAGAATAATGGTTCTCTGAGGAAGTTGTTCAACCATCTTTATCTGTTCACTAGAGCCTAGACCATTCAAAGCAATCGCATATTTGCCACAAACCCAAATAAATAAAGCATCTAATATAGATTCACAGATATATACTTCATTGGTCGTTACCTTAGATAATTCATATATACCATACAAAGGTTTCTCTACATTCTCAGGATAGTGGAAATACTTCTTTTCAACAGAACGTTTCGCAAAGAAAAGTATATTACCAGAAATGTCTTTTACTGGGAAAGTAATACACTTAGTATTCTCATCATACCCAATATCAAACATATCTATAATATCATCTGTTAGTTTTCTCTGATACATATATGGATGTCTTTTCTTAAAATAAGGTAAAACATCCTTACTTACATAATTTTGTTTCTCTTTATCTCTACTTAAATCTAATGAAATCTTTCTTCCAGAATAAGCACTAGAGTCAAAGTTATCTCGTAACCATTGTTCTCCATCTTCTCCAATACACTGTGTAATCAGTTCAGATAAAGACTTTACAGCACCACAAGTAAAACAGTGACATACACTACCATCTTCTTTAATCCCCATAGATGGTGATTGTTCTCTACCATCCTTATGAAAAGGACATTGAACCATATAGTATTTGCCACTGTGTTTTGGTTCTTTTGAAAGATAGTGTCTATTTCTATTATTGATTTCTTGTCTTAATCTAGTTAGAACTGTTTTAACATCTATACTAGTTCCTAAGTTTTCAATATTCACAACTATCTACCTCTCTAAAATCTTTTCTAACTGCTCTGTATTGTTATTCTCTACAAGTCTTTCTAAGCTATAAACTAAATCTTCAAAGATGTTATTTAATACTGTTCCATCAATGTTTGTCATATAGTTTCTACTAGCCAATAGCTCTTTAGCCTCTGCACAAGCCTCTTTTGAATAGAGTGCCACAACGGAAAGGGAGTCGCCGTCAAAATCTCCAGCAAAACCGACCATAACAATAGGATTTAACTGGAATACATATCTATCTTTGTCTAAATCACTGAATTGAGGTATCATCCCCATTGTAGAGCCTGCCCCAATGGTTGGCATACGATTTAACAAACAATAATACTCATTATCTCTTAATTCTTTATTTACTGCTTGTACATCAGTAATCCCACGTTTTGTATGTTTAGAATACAAATAAGGATATAGATACTCAATAAAGTAACTACCAATCATCACAACATCTTCTGGTAAATCAAAGTTATTAGTAATAACTGCTCTACACATACCATCAATTGGATGACCTTTTAATTCTAATTGGATATTACTCTTCTTTCCTGTTTGTATCATACGAATGATTTCTTCATAAATATCAAACAGATTTTCTATTACTCTCTTTTTAATTGTTAATTCATACCATACATCCTTAATGTTTGTTTCAAAATAAGTATCAAATCTCTTCTTTAATCGAATAATGTTGATATATGCCTGGTTAATCTTACTAAGAGTATGTTTTCCATATCTATCTTTAATAATCGGTCTATTATATGGATGAGATACATAAATCTTGTGTTGTATATTTTTCTCATACTCCTCTAAAGAAGTGCCAAATAGTTCAAGACAAGCCTCGTAACCAATCAATACTTTAGATGTATCATACTTTGTTAAATCCTCTGAAACATCAAACTTATGGTATTCCCCATCATAGACAAAACCATTATAGTGTAAAATATCTCTAAATACCTTATCTTTATTTGTTAAAGACCACATAGGAATATCTAAATTAGGGAAATTAATATATCCATAAGGTAATTCATCTGAATATCTATTATCTACTCTAGGGAATATATCTGTACTAAAGATACCACAATCATCAAATAGAAAGTTTCCTTTTCTATCTACTACTTGATTATTTTTGAATATTCTTGAGGAAGTAACCTCAGCAAAGATATTATCCTCAATCTGTAACTTCTTTATCTTCACGGTTATCCACCTCCTCAAAATCAATGTCATACCCAAGAACTCTAAAATTATCTACCATATTAAGATGTATCTTATCAATGTGTGGTAGTTCTCTTGTTTCCTGAATTAAGTAAGAATTGCACTTTGTTCTAGTACCTCTAGCATCTAATTCTTTCATGATTGCAGAACAACCATTTGCCGCCAAGTGTAATAATTCCATTTCTCCAAATCTTAAGCCAGTCTGAGAAATATGAGTAACCGCATGATGGTGGATACGCATAATATTATTAAGACCTAATGGGATTCTCATTTGTTCCCCATTAAACTCTACAATAGAATTTTCTGCATACTGATTCATCTCTTCTTGGTACTTTTCTACTGCAATAGATGCAAAGTCCTCACCCTGTTTAAACTCTATTCCACTGGCTAATGCCCAAGCCTCGAAGATTTGTCCTAATGATACACGTCTATTTGTACTAAAACCAGAAATAATAATCTCTAATGGCCCTGCCTCCATATTACCTACTTTATGTAGTAATCTTGGCATTTTATCATCAGGTAAGATTAGACCTACTGTACCCTTTGCACCATGTAGGTTAGTAATCTTATCACCTAATCTAAAAGGAACTTCCCAAGATACAAATACTCGTACCATATCTTCAATGTATTCTACCTTATCAACCTTTATGTTTTCAAAGGATTCTACAATAACAGGATTGCAAGTAAACAACTTAGTTATCTTACCATACATTAAATCTCTATATTCTTCGCTATTCTTTTCTATATAAAAGATTTCACTATCAAAAGTTCTTAATCTCTTTGCAAAACTCTCAGAGATAATGATACTATCTGCATAAGAGAATCCATCTAAATCACAGAACCCAACTCTAGCAAGAATGCGATGTGACATTTCATCTTGTTCTTCCTTTAAAGGAACAGATTGAGAAGTAAGTTTAGCATTCATCATAATTCTCTTTGCCTTGTCATTATTACAGAATGGAGCGTGAGATAAACAAGATAATCTAATCTTTTGTGGATTACCATAGTGCTCAAAGAAGTTCTTTTCTTTTTGACCCTCTTCTTTGATATAGAGCATTCCATGTCTTACACCAATATTATCTAATAGTAATCTTTGTCTACCTGCCTCACCAGACGTTACAGTTCTAAAGCTATCAAAGATACCAATTGTATCTGTATAAGTAAAAGCAGGTTTAAAATCACCTTCAGCATTATAGATGTTACATACTGTTCTAAAACTCTCTAATGCCTCTATCTTTGTGTGAGCGGCTACTAAAGCACCCTCTAGCATTTGTCCACCCTCACTATATATCTTAGCTTGATGTACGATTAACTGGTTAATACCGAGCAAAGTCTTAGTAGTTGGCTTAGCAAACTTATGGCTATTGAAGATAATATTTTCAAAGTACTCTAATCTCATGTATTTAAACTTAAAGGCACTTTCATTAGGAATAATTGGCAAGTTCTTCATTGCCTCTTTAAAGTTATCCACAGTTAGTTCATCTTTTATAAATGCTTGTAACAAACACTTACTACGATATGATAAATGACCATTGAATATTACTTCTGTATCTGGTTCAAAGGTATTTTTCTTTGCGGTTACGATAAACTCATCTGTATCAATTTTATAAGTCCAACCCTCCCCACTAATGGTATTCTCATCTGTTTTACCAATTAAAGAATAGAAATCTCTAAGGGCAGTAATTCTTGGAACATAATGAACATAATTCACAATCCAAGATAAACCAATAGAAGGAGCAGGGATAGCACCAATCTTAAATAACTTATATGTATTCTTATACTCATACTCAGCATAGATGTCAATACACATATTATGAATATTTAACTTTAACTGATAACTATTTTCTTTTCTCTTTGCTACATCCTTATCTAATTTATCTGAACATAGTTTCTTAGCCAATTTACATGGGTTGTTAGTATTCCAATATTTTTCACAAGAAAGAGAAATACTATCCTGTAAAACATCAAAAGGTAGGGTTTCATCAATAGGCTCAACCCCAAACAATTTGATATTCTGCTTTTTCCAGTAAGCACACTCTTGTTTGTACAACTCAGGGATATTCACTAGATACTACCTACCTTTCTTGCATTTAATTATGTGACTGTTCTCTTGCGAGATTCGCTTGGTCTACCATGGAAATAATCATCTTCGGTAGATATGCACGTACTACATCATGTGTGTATAAGAATAAACGACAGAAGTTCTCATAGTCCATTCCTACACTAATCTTAGTATCAGGCTCACCATCTGGCATAATAGCACCAGTTTCTGTTACCTTACCATTTCCAATAGATGTATTTAAGTATAATCTATTCTTATAAGATGCTACATACATCTTTCTTGATTCTGGCTTTCCATCTCTATTCTTAGATTTTGGTACTCCATTAATAACAATCTGGTATCCTTTATCTCGGACCATCTTAAATAGTCTGCCAGTTGCAATATCGTTCGCAATCAATGAAATCGTAGCAAAATCTACATAGATATCAATGTTCTTCTTTGTTTCATACTCAAAAGCTCTGAAATGAACCTTTTCAATTCCAAAACTGTCTAAGTATGCTGAAATAACCTGCTTATTGGTACTTACTTCATAAATCTTATGCTTATCAAATTCTGATGTACGTTTCATAATTTAAAACTCTCCTCGCTTATATACCATAATTATAGTATACACACCAAGGAAAGTCAATACTTTTCTGAAAATATTTTCAAAAACTAAAACACATCTGTGAAGTCCTGAGAGTCATTAAACTGACCAGTTAGTTCTCCACTTATCTTAGCATCGTATTCATCTAAACCACTATGTTTATTAGGTTTATATTGGAAGAAACCTCTATCAACATCCCAATCCCATAATAGTTTACTTCCTACTCTACCATTACGTTGCTTTAAAATATCTAATTCTAAAGAGTTCCCAATCTTAATCATAGAGAATACCTTTGTAGCGTTATGAGCAATACCATCACTATCTCTGATTGTTTCTAGGGTAGGTGCAGTAATTACATCTGCATCTTTATTAATCGCTTCACGATTGGCTTGCACCACTCCAATAATCGGAACAGGTAGGTCAACTGTAATTTCCATCAAATCTTCACAGATTTCCTTTAAAGCCTCTGTTGTCTTTTCATTCCGTTTGCCACGTTCATTCTTCATATAAGTAAGACCATCAATAACAACAAAGTCTAACTTATTCTCTATAATCCAACTCTTTACTGCTGAGGCTGTGGTATTCTTACCAAAGTTCTTTGGAGTAGCAACTAAGAACTTATTTTTATGTTCTCTTAATTTCTCCAAGTAAATCTTATACCGTTCTAATTCATCATCAACTTGAACAGCATTCACCAACATACTATTACTAAAGTTCATGTACATTGTATCAAAACGATAGCCAATAGACTCAGCACTCATCTCAGGAGAGAAATAACCAACGTTATATCCTTGTTCCCACACAGAGATAGCCATTTTCTGACTTATCCAAGATTTACCTTGGTTTGTTCTTGCAAATAGTACAATAAACTCTTCCTTACGCTGAATACCACCTGTAATCATGTCTAACTCTTCTAGACCCGACTTAAAGAAGTATTTATCTCTGTTCTTTGCTTTGTCAATCAAAGTTTCATAACGTTTCTCACCAGATTGAATAATATCTTCACCAGTAACTCCATAAGTGATTGGGAGTGTTTCTAATTGCTTTAAGAAATAAGATACACCTAAATTACTATCTTCTTGTACCTTTTTACTTCCTTCTTGGAGAATAGGTACAACCATATTATACAATCTAGACTCTTTTAACTTACTAATCAAATAGTCATCGGATTCCCCAACATGAAGAAGATTAAACTTAGGAAACTCATTTAAAAAAGTTTCTAAATCAGGTATTTTATTATACTTATCATAATGATTCTTGATAAATCTAAACTCTGCTGTATAAGAAGGAAAGAAATCCTCTGTAAGCCAACTACCTGCAATAAGTTGATAGTCCTTATCAGATAATATTTTATTCAGATACTGTAATTCAATCATCTTTTATCTTCCTTTCCTTACAACTCTATCCCACGAGCATCTTTACCTGTCAACACTGCTACGATAGATGTGTTATATACTCTACTAGCTAGTCTAGCCCCAAGCACTCTAATCAATTCATCTTTGGTAACTACGTTACTTGTATAGATGTTTGTTTTTCTATTATTGATACGTGCATCAATCAAAATTAATAACTGATTATACTCATAGTCTGTTAATGTAGATGTGGCAATATCATCCCAAATAACAACATCACAATTCTTTATGTTCTCAATATATTCTTCTGATAAAGGATTGTTGAAGTTCTTTAACTGACATAATAAGGTAGGAACATGAATAAACATTCCATTCACTTCATTCCCTGCCATACTCCACATCTTATCAAAATAACTTAATAACATCTTGATTGCCCATGAAGTTTTTCCTGTTCCACTTTCAATAGAACTAAGAAAGATACTATAACCATGAGTAATATATTTATCTATCTTTCTCTGGATATCCTTTAATTTCCCAAAGGTTATTTTATCTTCAGGAGTAGTAGGAACTAACTTCTTTGGATACCACTGTGCTTTTGGAAGTCCTGAACGCTCTAACATATCACACATGGTACGATAACGAACACAATTATGACAATCTAATTTACAGATATCTTTATACCAACAGGAACTATTTCTCTCCATCAGAACGTCTCCTTGGTAGACTTAATATCCTCCAACTCTTCTTTCGTAAATGAAGAACTAGAAATATTATCTCTACTTGTAAATGCTCTTGTTGCTCTATATGGATAGAATTTCGCCCATTGTCTATCAATACTTTGTTGGATACTACCAAGTACATTATCTTGACAATCCCCTAAGGAATCAAGTGCAAGTCTTATTTGATATGCACTAGTAATCTTATGGAACTTAGAGCCAGTCTTAGGATTTAATCTCAAACTAAAATAGTCTACCAATAGTTTGCGTTCATCTTCATTGCTTGCAACTTCTCTAACCATATCAAGCATTGTATCAAAAAGGTTTTTATTTTTCTTTGGCTTTGCAAGAGTTTTCTTTGGTTCTTCTAGGAATGGAAATTCTTCTTCGTTTACTTCTTCTGCCTGGGATATCGGAGTTATTAAAAGCATATAATCTCCACCACGAGTAATACGAATATACCCATGTTCTAATAGTTCTTTAAATGATTCTTCATCTTCTACATTGATTTCAGACATCATACAGACATAATACCCTTTTGCTCTAAGAGAAATGGAAGTATCTTCTAAAATTCTCTTTGGAATTGTTGTAAATGTTTTATGTTTCTGTATCTTCATACTTCTCTATCTCCTATTCTGAACCATTGTTCCACTTTAATAACTCTCTAAGGACATGACTTCGCATATTATGAACACCGACTTCTGGTGAGATATTATAGTTCTTCATATCCTTAATAATGTTTCGATTTTCTGTAATATAAAAGGTAGCATTCTTTTCTCTTCGGTTCTTAATGTATCTCTTATAGAAACCAATAAAATTATTATTTCTATCTGGGTCAAACATTTCAATAGCTTGTCGAAAAAGAATGTATCTATCTTCCATATCTGCAACATCTGTATATCCAATATATTTGAGTCTTTCCCAAACATATAAAAAATCTTTTCTTTTGATTGCTTGTAAAATCTCAAATTGTCCATTGTTGCTCACAGAAAGTACCTCCTAATTGTTAAGTCGAGGGAGATGGAATTGCACCACCGTTTCTGTGCACCATTGCACATTGTGTTTCTACATTATCACTACCACTCGAATTTGAGGCTATCTTCCAAGCCCCATTCTATCACCTAAACTGACTAATGTCAATTAATTTTCAGTTAGAAATTCCAGATATTCTTCTGAAAAATCTTGCAACACATCATCATTCGATGTGTCTGGTTTTAAATCTTTTCCTAGTTTCTTTAATTCTACCCCAGTTACTACATGTTTTACTTTCAAATCAGCATCTGGTGGTATCATTAAATCTTCACGAAGTTTTTCTCTTACTTTACTGTGTTTCTCTCTAAACTCTTTCTTAGATATTAACTTTGTGTATTTTGGAAGCTCATCTTTCACAAAGGCTTTTAATCTTTCGTTACAGATAGCATATCCAATCACAGCCTCTTGAAGAGAGAAAGAACGATTAGGAATAAAGTCACACTTGGATAATGTGAAATCATCGTTAGTATCTGTTACTGATTGAGTATCAAATTCGTCTAAATGAGAATCTCGATATGCCTTCCAACGTTCATCTAACTCAATCAAACGATTTACATACTTAGCCTTTAGCTTATCAGATGCCTCATCGTCAATGACTTCTTTTGTTACTTCCTTAGTATATATATGACCTGTATCTAATTTTAAAATTAACTGTTTAAAATACTCCTTACCAACACTATAAACTCGATACCAATAGAATGGTGTAAGCTTTTCGTTGCAGTAGTACTTTGTTGGTAAGTTCTCTAAATTTAATCCTTTTTGCATAAGTTCTCCATATAGATATATAAGATAGATTTTATATAAGCATTTCCACACTTAAACCTTATTATGGATTTAACATCATGCCCAGAGGAAACTAGCTCTTCAACAAAGCCATCAAAATAAGACTCTGTAATATAAGTTAGTCCATCTGGTAATGCAATCGTGTTCTGCTTGTTATAATCAATCTCATCTTTCACTAAGTTCCACGCAAACCTACCATCGGCTCTTCCGCCAAGATAGGCTCTATTCATATCTAAGGTTATCATCTTACAAAGATGTCAATTCTATCCCCACGAAGTACTGGGATATATTCTTTATGAGATTTTAAGAAATAATACTTATTGTATTCTAACTTACTCCAATATACCATTTCTTCTTCATTACTATCATCAAAGATTGCAACTTTACTATCCTTTGATAACAATTCAGCTACCAAACAATTACTATCATTGTCATAGTAGTAATCAGTGTTTTCATCCTTGAGAATAGAGTATCTCTTGTAATATCCGCAATACTGTAAGACATCTAATACTCTTTGTGTATCCAACTGATTAAAACTTAATGCGATTTCTTTTGTTTGATGGCACACTAACTTTGGTTCAGCACCCAAGAAGAATTTTAAATAAATATTTCTAGGAATCTGAAACTTCTCTGTATTAAGAGCAGGAATACTTACTAAAGCATAAGGATTTACATTTCCGGCAGGAGTTACACAAGTTTGACCTGTTTCTCCATCCTTATAGAAACTAATCGGAATTTCCCAGAATAAGTTACAGTTTGGAAAGAAACATCTATGTCTAGCCATAAATCTCTCAAATCTTACTTGTCTAGGATTCTCTGACTGTTTTAGAGTTAGTTCCATAAAGGCATTACCAGTTTCATCACAAATCATCTTAGCCTGTGATAGAGTATTGATATGTACCTTTGTTTCTTTCTCATAGAATTTTCTATTTACTAATAAAGCAAAGAATAAATATTTAACTTCGCTATATAGCATTGGTACTTTAAACTCATCTGCCATCGTTAAGGCAAATACTGTATTACGATACACATTATCTGTGATTTCATCATTAAAGACAATTTCGCTTAATATTAATGAATCTAAATTCTTAAATTTTGCTTGAAGAGCTAAATCTTCTTCTAAGCGATTGTAATACTTCTCGTTACTGATATGAGAACTCTTTAACTTATACATGAATCTCTTGGTTAAACATCTTTCTTGTGTTTTCTAATCTCTCTAAATCTTCCTTACTTAATTCATTGTTTTTTAATTTTTCGTGATACTCAGATTGAGCAATGTCAATTTTTACAGTTTCTTCAAGTGTCATTTATTTCCCCTTCTAAAATTCTGTGAAAATGGCTTTTACGATGTCATTTCCACTTGTTTTATACTCTCTATTTTCTGTAGAGTATATATCTATCCCCATAGACCATTTTGATGGGGTAAATAACGTTCCAGTATCTTCTAGGCGATTAAAGATATAAATATCCTCATCAGAGATAGTTCCAAAGGTGTAATTAGGTTTAATATAAATCAATCTCTGAGAAAAAGTATCTGGTAAATATTGTTCTCTTGTTTCCTTTGCAACCTGTAACATCCTCTTCTTTAATTCTCCCTTAGAGATAGTTAAATGAGTAGTGGTGAATCCATCTACCTCTAGGATGTTATAAGATTGTCCTTTTTCTCTTTCTCCAATGATATAAACTCGATATATCTTATCTACTACACATAGGAACGTTGGTCTTTTGAATCTATCTAAATAAAACAACTCTAAATGTGGGGTTGCTACCCATTGTCTTTCATCAGATAGAATATGAGATAACTCTAAGGCATTTCTTACTGCCTCACTATTACCACTCACATATAATAGTCCTTCAATTACATCTTTTGTTCTCAAATACTAATCACCAAGTTTCCCAATTATAAACGTTCTATCTTTAAAAAATCCACCTAACGAACCAACTCTATCCATGTCATTAAAGGCTACTTTAGCACTAAAAAGCCCATACTTAAATACACACTCTCGATTGTGTTTATATGGAAAACTAAATTCATAGATTTCCTCTGTATTATCTGGGTTAAACAAAGTAATAGAGTTTACATTATACTCTTTCGCTACCTCAAATAGATATACAATATAATCTTTAATTACAAAATCTAATTGCTGTTTAGGCATTTCCTTACAATCTAGTTTTAACATAATGGCATGTGATAAGTGTATATCATAGATAACAGTTTCTTAATCTGATAACACTGTTCCTTGATTTGCTTATACTCTTTACTTTTTCTATTAGTTTCTTTCAATAATGCTCTTAAATCATTATCCATTGAATATAAAACCTTACCCAATGGTTTATACTTCATACTATGTAAAGCAATTCTATTTACTACCAGAGAACCATCTGTTCCTGTATTATGCTTTACTTCTTTTTCTAAATATTCTTTAACTGTCATACTAATCTTTCTCTTGATTACGTAGGAACTCTAAGAACAGTTTAAAATCTTTTTCTTCTAAAATGTAAAAGTTTTCATTTTCCCCAAAGTTGAACGAGATTACACTAAAGTCTTTCCCCATGAAATGACATTCGTCTCTATTCTTTGTTATCCACTCTTTTTTGATACTAAATGATTTCTTTGGCTCTACACATGTCTTACATTCGATTAACATGGAAACATCTTTTACATTTACATCACCTTTTTGCCACATGGTAGCACCACTGTTTTTTACAGTAGCACCACCTGTAGCTTTCGCAACATTATTCTCTTGTTTCTTGGAATAATATCTTGTAGGTTTTTTGTTGTCTGAGAGTTCTACCTTTCTTGAATGTAGTTCTATCAAGAAATGCTCTCCTCTCTATCCAATTTTTCCATTTCTTTTCTAAATGCCATAGCCTCGGTTGAGTTATCCTCAGAAAGTTGCTTTTCTTGCTCTAAGATGACAGATAAATCTTCATCAGAAAGTAACGAAACATCTTCTCTACCAGACATTGCAGTTCTTAATCGCTCAGAATACTTTTCTGTAAAGTCAGGATGTTCTCGTAAGAACTCAATGACCTTTGATTTTCCTTGGAATTTTATTGGTTCTCCACTCTTTGTTGTAAGAATTTCCCCACTTAAAGGGTCTGTTAATGTAATCCAAGAACCTGCTACAGATACATACCCAAACTTTGTTGCTGTTGTAATTAAATCACCCAAACAATCCATTCCTGTGTCGTATAAGAATGTGATATATCCACCACCACGATTTGTTGCACCAACACGGCTCTTAGTAGTAGTAAAGGAAATCTTAAACCCAACTGAATCTTTTACATTAGCGTTAGAAAGTTCTTCTCCCTTAGCGTTAATGAACTTACGAGTACCAAAACGAATCTTAAATGAAGGGTAGTAGTTAAGTGCATATCCACATGGTTCATTATAGATTGTACTATATTGTGTCTTTTCAATACGTACTTGGTTAATTACTACCAAGATATTATTCTTACGAGCAGTAAGCATTGTCATTTTCTTGATAAACACACCCAACGGTTTAGCAATAGACGCTCTCATACCCTTATCTGTTGTAATAGGACTGTCTAATACTTCCTGTGGGATTAATGTTGGTGCAGAATCTAACACAATCATACCAATCCAATCCTGTAACTGCAAATCAATGATTGCTTCTAGTATCTCTTCCCCAGACATACCGTTCACATCATATCGTAAGAACTTACCATAGGAAGTATCTAATCCAGTCATTTTCTGTAAAAATTCTTCTTGTCCTAATAAAGTATTTTCTACATCCACGTATACACATACCTTTTCAGGATTTTCCTTTTGATACTGTGACATTAAAGCACATGCTCCAAGTGTCTTACCGCTGTGTTCTGGTCCGCTAAATACTATAATCTTACCATACGGGCCACCACCATACGTAGTATAGTCAGCCGCTATACTACCAAAACTTAATCTTCTAACCTTGCCAATCTCATTTGTTAGCCTAATGCATCCCCATTCCTTATTAACCTTGGTTACGTACGCTTCAAATGATTTTTTGTCAAGCCCTGTTGCTTCTTCCTTACTCACTGTCTCTTACACCTGCCTTTATCTTCTTTTCGGCACTTCTACTAATTAGAACACTATTTAAAGTGTTGATTAGTCTGTGTGCCTCGTCTAATTTAATTCCCATTAGGTCTTTTACCATCTTATAAAGGGAACTAACTGCTTGCTTATCCATTGAATTGATAGTTGCTACACTATTCTTTTCTGCCTGTGTTCCACTTGCAGTTGAATACTCTCTAGCATTCTTTTCCTTATACAGCACCGATGCACAATCACTCATTAAAGCACTTTCTGCTGTGTAGTTACCAAAGAAATAGCATTCAATAGATAATTTCATCATTGTTTGTCGTATTTCTTCATCTGACATAGAGTCTAACTTAGACATCTTCTTTACAATATCGTCAATCGGACCACTATACTTTGAAACTGCTTCCTTTGCCAGTGGTTTTAATTGAAGAAATACATGTTGACATTCTTTTCTTGCTTGTTCAATTTCCATGTACTTGGTCTCCTCACAGATAGTATATCACGAATAGATACAATTGTAAATAAAAAAGTGAAAACTTTTTCATTAGTTTGAAATACTTTCACTCTTTAAATGTTCTAATATGATTGTACCAAGTGGATACAATGTATGTTCCTCTAAAGCAGAAGAATTAAATGTCCCCTCACATGGTTTGAATAGATAATTTCCATTTTCATCAGGAACAAAATCAGTAGAGCCAAGAAGTATTCCATTATTCACAACCAACCACTCTACACCACTATTGTATAGCTTTTCTAATGGTTCTTCCATAGCAATCCTACCAACTTCTCTTTGGATTTTAGGAATTAAAGCGATAATGATAATAGAAACTACAATCTCAACATATCGGAGCATTTGTAGATATGGTAGCCCAGTAGAAAGAGCAAAAGGAACTGTCACAAGCAATCCATAGAACAAATATTCAAAATACTTAGGGAGAAATGTTAAAATCTTTGTTTGTGTAGGAAGGTTAGTATACTTCTGATAATATACTTCTTTTCTAATCTTCTTTAGATTTTTAATTGTCTTTTTATTATCCATATTATCCTCACTTCCTTACAATTAAATAGCATTATTCAGTTTCTTCATTTCCCCAAACATCGTTGACAATCTCATCTGCACATCGTTCGCTATCCTCTAAAGTACAAATCGTACAAGAATAATCAGGGTGCATTAAGAGATGCTCTGTCTCGCTGATGTGCGCCTTTTGAGCAGGGGTTAGACCATTGTCGAAACATGTTCCATCTTCGTTAATTCTCTTTATGTATACCACCTTAAAATCAATCTCATGGCACATCTGGAATAGATGATACTCACACAAGAAACGCATATCGGAAATAAAGAAATTCTCTTTATCACTATCTAAGATTTGTTTTAAGACAATACCACTATAATAATTATCATCTTTGTACAAACCATACTTTTCTTCGTCTTCTTCTGCCTTAGCACTAAAATACTCCTTTACTGGAGAAGACAATTGTTGTAGGAAAGTTCTTCCTGCTACATCCTTTTTGCCATCCCAACCAAGCATTTTAGCCTGTTCTTTTAAATGTTTAGCAAAGCTAACATGTTCACTGTTTGGTACTTTTTGCATTAGAAAATTTACCATAGTGTCTTTGCCATGCTGAGCCTTACCGATAACTGCTATTACTATTTTCTTCTTTTTTACCATCACTAATTCCCTCACTACCTTGTTTAGTCTAAATATTCATCATCGAAGTTCTTTGTTTCCATTTCTGTTTCGATGTAGTAGTCTAATTCATTCATATTATCTGTGATTACGATATACAATCCATCATCTGTTTCATGACTATATTGGTAAGTATTCTCATAAAACATACCAGAATCTATATCATTAAACACAAAGTGATATGTTTCATTCACAATATTATCATTTAAAAACTCTATTGACTCAATATCCTTTTTACATAGTTTTTCAAATACAGTTGTTGTTAGATTAAATTCTTTGGCTACAGAATATACAGTATTGTACTTATTTGGGATAAATATTTTGAAGAAATGAGCAACATTCTCTTCCTTGTTGCTGAATCCTTGTAGAGTTTTAACAACAGATTTCTCTTTAATGATATGTTCCAATCTCAGTTCCTGAATATCCTCTATCCCTAATGTAATGCTCTTATCATTATTATCCATGAAATTAAAGCGAATAGAATTGCACTCTAGGTTAGTTGGATTATTTAATATTGTGAAAAACTTACCATATTTCACAAGAATATCATCCCAATCATCTCCAATATACAACTTACTTAATGTTGGAACTTTCTCTAATAATTCATCAAAATTTTCATATTGCCAAGAATCCACAACTTCACCGAATACCAAACACGGAATTTTTCTAAACAACATATCATTTTTACAATATGGTGAGTTAGAGTACCCATAGCACGGTTCAAACACAGTAAAATCTAAAGGAAAAACAATTTCAACAGTTTTGTTATAGAATTTATCATACACACATCCTGCATTATGTTCGTATGGAATATCGTTCCAATCATCTCCAAAAATACCTTCAACTGTTTCACCTAAATATAATTTAACGATGTTGCCAAACAATTCAAAATCTAAAATTTTCATATACTTCACCTCACGAATATTTTATCACAGAAACAAAGTGTAGTCAAGAAGAAAGGGAGAAATAAATTCCCCCTAAATTAAACTTTCATTCTTCTTTAGTACATTCTTACCACAAGAAGCTCTTCCAGATGGTTTAAAGTCCTTAACAACAATATCTAATGTTCTCTTATTTGTATTCAGAGTTATAATATCATCATCATTTACAGTATAGATACCATAAATAGAATCCCCATCTTGTTTAAAGCCCATAACAACTGCACCAGACTTCTTAGAAATGCCTAGCGACTTAGCATATTCACATTTCTTAACAAGACCTAACTTAGATACAAAGAGTACAAAGTCCTTAGGTTGAGTATCAATGAAGATAACCTTATCTGTAATACCAAAACTATCAAATGACATACCTTGAGCAGTAGATAGACAAACATCAATCTTCTTCACTGGTATCTTATACATCATACCTGTTTCAGTTACTACAATAACATTATCTTTCTTAGTAAACTTACCTACATATAAGTCTGAAGGATTCTTCTTATACTTAACAACCTCAGTAGATTTAATTGTATGTTCAGAAGATAAAGCAACCATATATTCCTTTTGTTTCTTAGGAATACGTTCTTTCATCTCTTTCTTAGCAACAGCCAACTTAACTTCTTCAATATCAGCCAACTTAGTTCTACGTTCCCAACCATACTTATCAACTAGTTTATCAAATCTATCCAAGAAATGTTTATCTCTTGCTTTTTCATCATTTAATAAACCAGTATAATATTTGAGTTCTTTATCTAACTTAGTCTGTTCATCACGAAGCTTAATTTGTTCCAAGTTAGCCAATCTACCAAGTGGCATATCTACGATGGCTTGCGTTTGAAGTTCAGTAAAGCCTAACGTCATAATAGAATCCTTAGCATCTTGCTTGGACTTACTCTTTTTAATAAGGGCAATAATCTTATCAATCATATCAAGAGCGGAAATAAGACCATTTAATACTTCCAATCTATCTTTATTCTTACTGATAAAGTAGTTAGATTCCTTAACAACTAACTCTCTATTATTTAAGATAAATTCATCGAGGTATCTTTCCATTGTAACTAACTCTGGAATACCTCTACGAGTAATTGCTACACGATTGTTAGAAAGACTTACTTGTAAGTTAGTCTTAGCATACAAGTAATTTAACACAAGATTCGCACTCTCATTGTCAGTGCAAACAATTTCGATTTCAATGCTATTCATATTACTATAATTAGCCACGGATTTAATTGGCAAGTTATCTGCTTTTGAGGTTAAGTTCTTTAAACTTTCCAAGAATGTTTCTGGATACACTTGGTATGGCAGAGAGTGAATAATGATAACATTATCAGTTATAGTAGCATTGCCACGTAACTTAACTGTTCCGTTACCTGTCTTATACATGTCAGCCATTTCTGACTTGTTAATAATAATACCCCCAGTAGGGAAATCAGGGTAAATAAGAGAATAATCTACCTTACCACTCTTCAAATATTTGTGAAGTAGGTTCTTAAACTCAATTAGATTGCCCCCAACCCATGTATTAGCCTTACCGTATCCAATACCTGCTAGGTGTGAGATATATAATAATGGCACTAGGGAAACCCACTTGTTTAAAATAGGTTGTTCATCCTCTTCCAAGTAGTTTAACCCCATATCAAGCAATTCTTTATTGTAAAGGAGAATATCCTGTGAAAATTCAGACAATCTCATCTCTGTGTATCTTTGACTTGCAGCATCATCTCCACCAACAACAGAGCCAAAACTACCATGTCCGTCAATTAAAGGAACTGGGTATATAAAGTCTTGAGCCATACGTACAAGAGCCTCATATGCATCTGCATGAGGGGAATAGTTCATTAACTCACCAGTAACTTTTTGAGATTTTGAATAAGATTTGTCATAAGTATGTTTATTAGCATACATAGACCATATACCTAACAATCCAATTGGTTTTAACCCACTTGAAAGGTATGGAATGGCACGCTTTAAATTTACCTCATTTGCATAGGTATACATGCTATCCATTATCTCTGAAACAATGTCTATTTTATCTGTCATAACGCTATGTCAACTCCTTTCTTTGCCACATCCTCGTAATAAGAATCTAATATTTCACTTCTTCGAGTTGCATCATCCCCCATGGCAATTTCAAGAGCATTAACAAAATCATCATAGTCTGTTATCTCTAATTGCTTTATGTTTCTAGTGCTTACCTGCATTAACTGTTCGTATGCTTCTTCTTTTGTTAATTCACCAAGACCTTTTGCACGAGATACTTTGTATTTCTTATCAGGATTCTTTTCTTTCCAAGCATCAAAAGACTTATCATCTTGGAATAAAAGATATGTTCCATCTGGGAATGTAACTTTAAATAACGCACCATACACACGATATACATGTCCATTAAGTAATAGTTCAGGACACAACCAATTAAGTGCTGCAATAAATAATAATGTAATGTGATTTCCGTCAGGGGTCTCCGTCACAGTTATGAGCTACGACGCCTCCTTCGAGTAAGAAGTTATGATATTCAGGAACTTCCATACAGTAAACAGGTTCATTCTCAACATCAAGGAACTCAATATCAACTATCTTGTGATTATAATGTTTTCCTGCTTCATATGCATCTTCATAAGAATCAAAAACCATTAAAATCGTTTCAAACTTCGGGTCTTTATCCTTCTTGTTTCGTACTGAATTGTAGTTTTCTTCATTTAACTCTAATCCTTCATCAGTAAGTCTTTTAATGACTCTAGCAACTCTTGAACGTTTCTGGACATCCACATTATTATCTTGTTCTCTCTTAAGTGAATAATTAGAAATATCTACATCTTTACTTAACTCAATAGCTTCTTCTAAGCTGTTAAATAATGTATTTAGATTAGAGAATAGAACAGCACCTTGACACTTATTGTAGTTATAATTCTCTTCATTTACCTCAAAGCCATTTTCAATAAGATATTTGATTGTCTTTAGTGATTTTGTTTGTTTACTATGGAGAATATGTAGTGGGTTGGAGTTAGACTTCTTACATGAATCCTTATTAGCCTGAGTCCTATTGTACTCAATAAAGTGAGAACTTCCATCATAATTACCTAACTCTCTAGCTCTTGCAATATCTTTTAAATGCTTCTCTGAGCCATTATAGGTTTCACTCCAACTCTTTAATTTACCTTCTTTATGTAATTCTCTAAAGTATTCTTTTCCTTTATCTGTCTTATTATGTTTAGAGTGTTCAATAAAATGTTCTTTCGCAGTTAGCCATTCAAGATTTTCTGGGGTATTATTTAAACTATTGTTCTGATTAAATACACCTATGTGATGAACGCATATACTATTTTGATTTGGAGAATGTTCTTCACCCTGTAATCGGTTTAAAGCATCTTCTTTTTCCTCAGCTAAAATAGTATTTCCCACTAAATCATGAGTATATTTATACTTTCCAGAATTTCTATCGAAATACATTTCATGTTTATTCTCTATCTTAGTATAAATAGGCATTAGTGATTGACCGACTTTTAGGTTTTGAGCCTCTTCATAACTTAAATCAGGTAACATAAACTTATGGTCTAATGTACATTTAATAACTTTCCCATTATCCAATGTAATCTTAACCAATTTATTTGTTTCTTTGATTTTACGAATGTTCTTTGCTAAAGCTGGAACAACATTCCCATTCTTATCAATGGAGTATGTCCATAATTCCTTAACATTATTATCTACAAGTTCTTTAAATGAATAGGAGTTACCATCTAGGGATTTAACCTTTGTATCTCCTGTGAAACAAGCGATAATAATCTTATGATAACGCAACTTCTTAGTATTGTATATGAGTTTACCTGTAGCTTTATCTACATCTAGTCCAAGGGCTTTTACGATACTAGCAATTTCAGCATTTGCATACACCTTGTCAATGGATGCCTTTAAACAGTTTAGTCCTTTACCACGAACGGGAAGGCATGCTTGGAACGTACTATCTCTTGTAGATTTGATTGTTCCACCAGCAGAATCCCCCTCTACGAAATAAATTTCACACTTACTTCTATCGTTCTTGTTCTTAGGGTATGCATCAGATAGTTTTGTAGGGAAATCACCGAATAAAGATGTTGTATCCTTTTTAGCAACCTCTCTGATTTTATCCTTAGCCTTTTTAGCTGCTTCTCTAGCACGTCTGGCTACTAAAGCACGTTCAAGAATAATATCAGCCTCATTAGGATTATTCATTAACCAAGTAGCAAAATCTCCACTAATTGTTTGGTTAATAATGTTAGCATCAATACTATCAATTCTACTCTTATTTTGCGCATCATACTTTACAGTTGTAGTAGTTACATTAAAAATAACATAAAGACCTTCCATCAACTCATTAGAAGTTAGATTCTTTTCTTTAGCCTTTAATTTATTTGTTTCTTGTGCATATTTATTTAATGTTCTAGTAAACACACTCTTAAAGGCAGAAATATGTTCACCACCTTCAGTTTTACCTAAATTAACAAAGGAAGTGATGTTATCTGAGTAATCTGATGTGTAAGTTAAACACATAGAGATACTATCTGTTCCAATAGTTCTATCAATAATAAAACGATTAGAAAATAATTCCTTATCCCCAACTCTCTCTGTTACCAAGTGGTCTAACCCATCTGGAATAAAGTATGTAAACTTCCTCTCTTTACCACCTTTATTATAGGTGAAGTTTGTAGTTAAATTTGGAACTAATGCACCAATTTCTTCAAAATATTCACATAAAAATGAAAAATCAGGTTCGTTTGATGCGAAAAACTGTTTATCTGGATACCACTCAACAGTAGTTCCACTGTGTTCTGATGTTTTACCTAATTCTCTTTTTTGGAAAATCCCATCCTTAAACCAAAGTTTCTCGTATTCTCCATCTCGAACAGACGTTGCAATCAATTTACTTGAAAGCCAGTTGGTGAGCTTTGCTCCGATTCCGTTAACTCCCAAGGCTGAGCCACCGTAAACCCCATCGGCAGATGTCTTTCCTGATGTATTCATAACATCAAAACTTCGTTGCATGACAGTTTCGCCATTCTCGTCAATGCCTGCGTTGATTAAGAATCCCTGCCCAAAGTCTTGTACAACATACTTATTCTTATCAATATCCACTGATACATTAATAGTATTCCCATGTTCCAATACTGCCTCATCGACAGAGTTAGCATACACTTCCTTAATAAGATTTGTGTTTGTCTTAGAGCTTCCTAGATATGTTGATGGCACTCTTCGGCAGAACTCTCTAGGTGTTTCTGATACAATACTGGTTTCAGTATACAGTGTTTTATCTTTCTTTACCATTTTCTATTTCCTTTCTGTTAAACTAAAAATACGTGAACTACCCACCGCCTAAATGCAGTGAGCTTCCATACTGTTGGTAGTAACTACCACACCAAGTTCAGATAGACAGTCTAAAAGACCAATCATCTTCTTGGTGCTAACAGTATCCGTGTTTAACGAGCGATACGTTCCATACCCGCTCAGTAGTACCATCATATTTGCAGAGTGAATATCTCTATCTAGATTTTCAAATCCACAGTGATTACAATGGTATACTCTTTTATCTAAACTATGTTTCGTCAAGCTTCCACACTCAGGACAGGTTTGAGTTGTTGGAACTGAACTCTCTAACATAATGTTAGAACCATTCTTTTTCAACTTATCTTTAACTCGACCTAAGATTCCATGTTGTACCTGTTTACCAAAACTATATTTGTGTTTAGACTTTTTACGTTTCCACGAGTTTAACAATTCATCTTGGAAACAGATGATGTAGTTTTGCTTTAAAACGTGATTTAACTTGTTTGCTACATCACTCTTTTTGTTATCCATGTATTCAAAGATTCTCTTAATTCGGTTTAAGGTTTGCTTATACTGGTTAGAACCCTTTGCCTGACGAGATAGTTTTCTCATCAAGCCTTTCAGTTGTTCACTTTCTTCCAAGTAAAAGTTCACCTTAACTCCATTAGAAAATGTAAGTTGGTCTTTAATACCCATGTCTAACCCAAGAACTTCTTTTTCAGTCATTGGTTGTGGTTGTTTCTTTGAATACATTGTTAGATGAATATAGAAACCTGATGGCTTCTTGATAAGTTTAGCGTTTGCGAACTCAACTTCATCTAGGTCAATCTGTTCAAGTCCATTCACGACTAAAACACCAATGTTTTGAACACTGATTTTGTTGTGAGCCTTGATTTTATAGGTGTTACCAAACTGCTTTAAGTTAATCTCGTTGCACTCGTGCTTGTATTGAAGTCTACCGACTTTCAATCCAGCTTTCTTAGCCTTAGCCAGATTAGATACATCGGTTTTAACACTGTCTACCACAGATTGTTTCATCTGTGAAGATAAATTAGAGATTTCTCTGGTTTCAAACTCACCTTTGACTTTAACTTGAACAGATGAAGTATTTTCAAGGGATAGGTTTTCGGTTGCTACCACAGCATTACGCAACCACTTAGCTTCTAAGAAACAACGATATAGCTTTTCTTCCTTAGCACGAGAGAGTCTGTTCTCTTGAATCTTAACGGAGAAAACACGACAATCCATTTGAGAACGCCGCTCTTTAGTGGCACGTAGAGTGTCTTTAATTTTTAAGTTTTTCTCTTCTGACATGTCGTGTTTCTCCTTTCTACAATATTATACAGCAAAAAGCTACTTGCTGTCAATAGCCTTTGTCTAAATTCATCTCACAGCTTAAAAGCATGTGAGCTTTCTTTAGACTTTCTACGTAATTTACTGTATTTTACGGATAATTGCTTTACTTGTGATTTTATCATTACTTTTCACAATCTTTCTTCCTTTGAATCAATATTCTGGAAAACCTTATCTTTGCTTGTCCATTTTCGTACAAACACAAGTTCCTCATAGTTGGTGTATAATGACCTTTATTGCCAAGGGAGAAGAAATCATTACACCATTGTTTTCCCATTTCTCCAATTCCTAATTCAATACTATACGGTAATCTATCTATCCCAACAATCTTGAATTGATTAGGATTATATTTCTCTATGAAAGTAATTGGTACTCCCATAATACCACAATAGTCATAAGGAATATCTGCTACCTTATCTATATTGATAGCATTGAAGTTATGATACTCAATATAATTGTCTTCTTCATATTTCTTAGTTAATACCAATTCTTTGTGATTTTCACCTATGTTTGTTATCCAAATAGTATTTCTAATCTGATAGATACTTCCATCAGGTCTTATATAATTGGCAGGATGTGTTTTACCTGTCCAAACCTTATTCTCTTTAAGTTCTTTAAACACATTCAGATATTTAACAACGTTAATTGTTCCGATAAAGAGAAATTGTTTATTGTTTTCAACTAGTATATCAAAGAAAGGTCGAATTAAACTAAAAGGTGGATTAGTTATTACCATATCACACTCTTTTAAAATTTCAACACATTCATCACTTCTAAAATCCCCATTCCCAACCAACTTTTCTTGTTTAACTGTTTCTCCATCATAAGTCGTTTTATAGGATTGTTCGTTATCAAGATAAGTGGAAACAAGACCCTTTAACCATAAAATATGGAAGTTATTATAAAAGTACTTCCAAAAGTTAGAATACTTAGGACTATCACAGTTACAGTAGATTATCTTATCTTTTAAATACTGTGTATAGAATTTTAACTCGTTCTCTATCTCAGGCAGTTGCGTGTAGAACTCGTCATTCTTAGCACATTTTGCTCTGTGCAGATTCTTATTATCACTCTTTCCCATTTAATTAATCCATTTCACAATCGTATCGCCTTTGTAACCCTTCTCAAACACAAACCACGCATAGGCAACTGCACTAGATGTGTACTTCTCAAAATCTCCATTTTTGGCACAATTCAATCTTCCACTAGCAATATATATATATCTAGGTGGATTTTCTTCAAAGAACTTCTTTCGTTCTTTACCCTCTAAAAATAATACTTTTAAGAACATTGCTACCTTATTTCCCTCTGGAATAATATCTAAACAATGTTTCAAAATAGGCAAAGCCATCTTATATGGTGGATTAGTGATAATATCCCCATTAAACTCTTTAATGTTGAATACATCTTCCTGTTTAATATCATCAACACCACGATAGATTAAATCAGTTGCAGTTACACTATATCCATGAGAAACAAGTACATCTCTAATATGACCCATCCCAGCACATGGTTCTAAGATATTCTCATTGAATTTTTCTTTTTCTAGTAATAATTCAGTTGCTTTTGGTTCAGTAGCGTAGAAATCATTTTCTTCTCTATCACTGACAAGACCATTTGCACCCATCGTTACAAATGTGTTAGTTCTTTTCATTATTTGCTTCCCCCAAAGACATATTTAAATTATTCTCAAGATTCGATATATTTAGACAATCACTTGTATGTAATATGACACTAATAGTATTAGAAGTGATATTACCACTAATCACAATTGTTTTACCATCGTACCTTGCAAGTATTGTGACTACATCAATTCCGTTTTCGGTACACATTTCTTTTAATTTATACGGTGATACTATCGCTCCTATAGTGTGGGTACTATTTCCTTCATCACTTCTGGATGACAAATCATTCAATGTCACAGTTCTAACATGAATGTCTGGAGAATTACCAATTTGAAATAGCACATCAAATATCGAACATCCGTCTATCGAGTATTCATAGACTATATTAATCCTTGTTTCCTTCTGTCCTATTCTTTTCATTTTTACTTAACTCCTCTTGAACACTTTCCCAACTTGTTTTAGAAGCGTAGAGCCACAGGGAAAGAATTAAGAACAAAACAGCCATAACAAGAGAAAAAGATTGAACAAAAGTGGAATTAGTATAGTGTACATATAAAGAGTTTAACAATGACACCTTAACACAGATGTTGCACATTTTTAGTCTATATTCTATGTTCTTCCGCATTTTACTGAGCATTTTAATACTAACAAAACCAATCAGAATACCAATTGTTCCAAGCCAACCACCAATAGTGAATAGAATTGGATGAAAACCCCTAAAAGGGATAAATACTACCATTAATAATACAATAATACACTGAATTAAATCTAACTTTTTAAGCATAAACTGCCTCCTTATCCCACATTATACCACAACATAAAAAGAAAGTAAACTAAAATTAATCTACTTTCTGAAAATATTTTCAAAATATCTTATGGGAGAATATCTAATGCAAATGCTCTTCCTGTTTTCAAAGCTATCAGAATCGTGAGAAGTAGCACAACTGGAAACAACCCCAAAGCAACCCCCCACAGGACTGCATTGCATAAACCATAAGTTTTTGTTCTTTCATCTAATTTCTTCCAAAGCCACATTGAAAATAATACTTCAATCATAGAATATTACCCCTTATCATCCTTTTTATTAATGAAAAAGTTAGGAAAAATCACAGCTATTATAAGCATCCCCTTAAAATAGTTTTGATTCTAATTCCTGAACCAAGAACTTATAGTGAGAAATTCTTCTCTTGATTTCTCTCTTCTCTTGCTCTTCTAACAGTTCTTTATGTTCTTTACAGTATTCATTGTACCATTCCTTAACCTCGCTGTCAAGAGAATCTAATAAGGAAATTGGAATATCAAATTCTTTTCTTTCTACTTTACCTTCAACTAAATCAGAACGACTAAAGACAACTCGAATATATTCTCCACATAATCTATGTTTAATTAAACTATAGTCGAAATCATTTCCAAAAATGACACTTAAAATATTAATTAATTTATTTTGTAACTCTTCATAGTACTCATAAAAACCATCTAGCTCAGTATAGTTCATTTAATCATCCTCCTCAAACAGTTCA